ATCTATCTACTAATGAGATACCATCAACAGTTCGGTCGCAAACAACTTATCATTGTTCCCACCACTTCACTGGTAGAACAAATGTATAAAGACTTTCAAGACTATGCATCACACACCGAGTGGTACGTATCTCAGAACTGCGCCAAGATTTACGCTGGCCATGAAAAGTCAAACGAAGCCTCTATTGTTATCTCCACTTGGCAGTCTATCTACAAGTTACCTAAAAAATTCTTTGATGAATTTGATGTAATCTATGGCGATGAAGCCCACTTGTTTAAAGCAAAGTCATTGACATCAATCTTTGATAAGTGCGTCAACACAAAGTATCGTATCGGTACCACCGGCACATTAGATGGAATGAAGACTCATAAACTTATTCTTGAGGGTCTGTTCGGTAAGGTAAAGAAAGTCATCTCTACTAAGGAACTGATGGACCAAGGCTCAGTAGCCGATCTTGACATTCACTGTATTCTTCTGGACTACACAGACGAGGAAAAGAAGGCTCTAAAGACCTACACATATCAAGAAGAAATGGACTGGCTGGTTACACACCCCAAGCGCAACAACGTGATTAAAAACCTTGCTACCACTCAAAAGGGTAATACACTTGTTCTATTTCAGTTTGTTGAAAAGCATGGCCAAGTTTTGTATGACCTAATCAACAATAAGGTTGGAGATACTCGCCAAGTTTTCTTTGTCCATGGTGGAACGGATACGCAACAGCGAGAAGCCATTAGAGATATCACAGAAAAAGAAAAAGATGCCATTATCATAGCGTCCTATGGCACGTTTTCAACGGGTATAAATATAAGAAATCTACACAACGTCATCTTTGCATCACCTTCCAAATCGCGTATCCGAAATTTACAATCGATTGGTAGAGGACTACGAAAGGGTACCGACAAGACAATGTGCAGACTATTTGATATCGGTGATGACCTAACATGGAAGAGCCGAAAGAACTATACCCTTTCCCATATGGTGGAAAGAATTAAGATATATAATGAAGAAGGTTTCAACTACAAATTAGTGAGAATAAAGCTATGAGTGAAGTGACCGTCCTAAGATTAAAAAATGGCGAAACACTAATAGCAAGTGTTCGCCTAGCAGACCCTAATAATTATTGGTTAGACGATCCTATTGCCGTCATTGCGGTTCAAGTCAACCATGACGGAATAAACGGAGAAACTTTTCTCTTGAAGCCATGGATTGGAATTTCACCAGATAAAAGTTTTCTTTTAAGTGCCAAAGAGATACTTACCTCTTGCTCTTTAAAAGAAAATCTGCTACAACAGTATCTCTCCTACACGGGGAATTACCCCGAACCGGTAGAAGACATTGAAGACTTTGATGAGATGGAAATGCTTCAAGCAAGAATACTAAGAAGCAAAGGATTACTTAATTGAAGTTATTCTTGAAGAGCTACACTCTTCTTATACACCAAGAATCACTAGTTGTAAATACTTTTTTCAATAAAAATGTTGCCATATGCAAAAAAATGTAGTATAACAGATTATATCATGATGGAGGCCCTATGGTCAAGAATAGAAAAAATAATGTTCACTATGTAGACAATGCTTTGTTTCTAGAAAAGATTACAGAGTATAGAGAAAAGGTTTTGGCTGCTAAAGCTGAACCGGACTATGATCGTAGTAAGAAGCCTCGTGTGCCCAATTATCTAGGCGAATGCTTCCTCAAGATTGCTAATCACTTGGCATATAAATCTAACTTCATCAATTATACCTATCGTGAGGAAATGATCCTTGATGGAATTGAAAACTGTATTACTTACATCGATAACTTCGATCCTGCTAAGTCTAAGAACCCCTTTGCATACTTCACACAGATTACGTATTATGCCTTCTTACGCCGTATTGCGAAAGAGAAGAAGCAACAGGCTGCAAAGTACCGATACATCCGCAATCTAGATGTTCATGATTTGATTACCCAAGACCATGACGGTGGTGATTATGGCAACGAGTTCATTGACTATCTTAAAAAGACGATTGACCTGGTAGAAGACTTTGATAAGCCAGCGGAGGTCAGTAATATTCCTAAGCGCCGACCAAAATATCTGGATAAACAAAAAACTATTGACTCTGGACTAGATTTAGAGTAAGATGAGAACATCACTCTAATTGAAAGGTACATTTATGATTGATTCTCCAAAAACTAATAATGCTGTCAAGTTTGTTTCTGATAACTGGTTCTCCCTGTTGATTCTGGGCGTTGTTTCTACTGCTTTGATTTCTGTTGGCAATAGCATTGCAGGTCATCGCGAAGAAGTGCAGACTATTTCGGTTCAGAATGCCGGGTGCATCTACCTCGAATCTTCTAAACTCGGTGAAGGTCAGCACTACATGATTTGTAACGGTCAAATTGCATTGAAGCGCCTTCAAGAAGGTGAAGAGCTTGATGCGGAACAGGCGCTAGAGAAAGCTATTCCTGATGTCGCAAATGCTGCAACTCCCACGTCGGGGGCAGATAAAAAATAAGGTGTAATATGACTAAGGAACTAATTGTTCCTGCAATCGTCCAGCAGATGGTCGATACTATGCAGGACAAGGCAACGCCGTCTAATATCAGACATAACTATATGGTGACGGTAGAAAATATTCGTGACTACTGCGATAAGGCATTATCACAATATGCAAAAGAGAAGCGTAAATGAAAGTAACTGATCCTACTACCGTTCATGTGATGATTGACTTGGAAACTCTTTCGACAAGAGCCAACGCGACCATTCTTTCTATTGGTGCTACCAAGTTCACTATCGGTGAAGGCATTATCGATAAGTTCTACTGTAACATCGATGCCAAATCTTGTAAGGCCGCGGGTCTTCACGTTGACAAGTCTACTATTGATTGGTGGATGCAGCAAAGTGCGGCGGCTAGAGATGCTCTTCTGGTCGACCAACTGCAACTCGTGGACGCACTACAAAATTTCACTGACTGGATTGGTAGAGACAAGGTAATGCCGTGGGGTAATGGTGCATCGTTTGACATCTCTATTCTGGAGTCTGGATATGCAGCGGTCGGTATGCCATACCCTTGGCGCTTTAGTAACATCATGTGTTATCGCACTGTGATGAACCTTATGGGGCTTAGCAATGCTAAGATTCGTGCCGCTGAAAATGATACGCATCACCATGCACTTGATGATGCTATCAGCCAGACCAATACTCTACTTGGAATTCTAAAGTCATGAAGATTGCGCTAATTACTGACACTCACTTTGGTGCTAGGTCGGATTCTATTCCCTTCGATAACTTCTTTGCGAAGTTCTACACGGAAACATTCTTTCCTCATATGGAACGAGAAGGTATCAAGACTATCATTCACTTGGGTGATGTCTTTGATCGGCGCAAGTTTATAAATTATAATACGTTGAAGAAGTGCCGTGAGTATTTCTTTGACAAGACCAGTGATTTGGGCATCGATGTTCATATGATTGCTGGAAACCACGATACTTTCTTCAAGAATACTAACGATGTAAACTCACTGGACCTTCTGCTCCGTGAGTATGAAAACATTATTACATATTCGGAAGCAGAAGAAATTAGATTAGACGGAAAAAATCTACTACTTGTTCCATGGATTTGTTCTGGTAATTATTCAGAAACTATGGAGGTAGTAAAGAAAAGTAATGCACAAGCAGTATTTGGACACTTTGAATTTTCAGGTTTTGAAATGTACCGTGGGCATAAAAATGATCACGGAATGGATACTGTGGACTTTGATAGATTTCCTCTCGTTTGTAGTGGTCATTTCCACCATCGTAGTCGCACTGGTAATATTCTTTATCTTGGTAATACCTATGAGTTTACTTGGTCTGATTATAATGATAAGAGAGGGTATCACTTATATGATACGGAAACAAATGAGGTAGAATTCTTTGAGAACCCATTTCAAATCTTCCATAAAATCTATTATGACGATACTAATGGTGACCCCTCTGCTATCGACCTTCTACCTATGGTCGGATCTTGTGTTCGTTTGGTAGTTGTGAAGAAAACTGACTTCTATAAGTTTGACCGCTTCGTTGATAAGCTATATGATTTAAATCTAATCGAACTTAAAATCATCGAAGACTTTTCTGAATTTGAAACAGAAGCGACGGATGATGAAGAGTTAAATGTAGAAGATACTATGTCGGTTCTCTCAGATTTTGTTGACACCATTCAAACCGATTTGGAAAAGAACCGTATTAAGTCTATTCTACAGACACTCTATGTTGAGGCACAGAACGTTACCGTATGATTATTTTTAACACTATTCGTTGGAAGAACTTTCTTTCTACTGGCAATCAGTTTACTGAAATTAAACTAGACCGTTCACCCAGTACCCTCATAGTCGGTGAGAATGGCGGCGGCAAGTCCACGATGCTTGATGCATTGTGCTTCTCTCTTTTCGGTAAGCCGTTTCGCAACATCAACAAGCCGCAGTTGGTAAACTCCATTAACAAGAAGCAACTTCTGGTTGAGGTAGAATTCCACAGTGGTAGTAAATTGTATAAGATTGTTCGTGGTATCAAGCCCGGTCTTTTTGAAATCTATGTTGATGGCGAACTGTTGAATCAAGATGCGGCCGCTAGAGATTATCAAAAGTATCTTGAGGAATCCATTCTCAAGTTGAACTACAAGTCTTTTACCCAGATTGTCATTCTAGGTTCGGCGTCATTCACCCCGTTCATGCAGTTGCCCTCTGGAACCCGTAGAGAAATCATCGAAGACCTGCTGGACATTCAAATTTTTACCACAATGAATGTGGTGTTGCGTGACAAGATGAATGCTCTTAAAGATCAATTACAGGATGCCGACGGTAAGCTGGAAGTCTTGAAACAAAAGGCTTCGATACAGAAAGAATATGTTGACACCCTAGAAGCGAACCGAGAGAAGAGAGTCGATGAAATATTGGAGCGTATTCAGACCGGCGAAGAAAAGATATCAAGTCTTACAAGCCTCGCTAACGATTTGGAAGGGCAAAAACTTTCTGTTGAAGAAACCCAACAAAGTCTCGGAGACCTTGCAGACAAGCAAAAGAAACTCGACTCCTTTAAAACCAAATTTTCCACCCAACTCCGCGATCTCCAAAAGGAGGTGGCATTCTACGAGGAAACAGATGAGTGTCCGACATGTCGGCAAGGCATTGCTCACGATCATAAAGAAACCATCGTATCATCCAGACAAGAGAAAATGCAAGAACTATCTTCGGGAATGGAGAAACTCCAGGAAGAATTTACAAAACTTGAAGAACTTATCGCGGAAAATGCGGTTCTTTCCGAACAAATTTCTGGGCTGAATGCTTCGATTATAACTCATCATAATGAAATGATTGTTCAACAGAGATTAATCCAAGCACTCAATCTGGAACTGAATGATATTTCATCTAAAACTGGTGATATAGATACTGAAAAGAATAAGCTAAAGACTTATGCTAAAGAAGTTCTGGTTCAGAACGAAGAAAAGGCCAAGTTGAATGAAGAAAAGCATTACATGGATGCTGTCTCCACTCTCCTCAAGGACACTGGTATTAAGACTAAGATTATTCGGCAGTATCTTCCAGTTATCAATAAGTTGGTGAATAAATATCTACAAGCAATGGACTTCTTTGTGCAGTTTAATCTTGATGAGAAGTTTGATGAAACGATTAAGTCTCGCCATCGTGACGATTTCAGTTACGCATCCTTCTCTGAAGGCGAAAAGCAACGCATCGACCTGGCTCTTCTCTTTACGTGGCGAACAATCGCTAAGATGAAGAACAGTGTAGCTACCAATCTTCTAATCCTGGACGAAGTATTTGATAGTTCACTAGACAACAATGGGACAGATTATATTATGTCTCTACTTGATACATTGGGTGAAGATACTAATGTATTTGTTATCAGTCATAAGGGCGACCAACTGTTTGATAAGTTCCGCAGTCTAATTAAGTTTGAAAAGAAAAATAACTATAGTGAAATGGTGGTATAATGGAATTAATTAAGTTTACTGATCCGCAGCTTCGCAAAGAGCCGTCTGCATTTGACTTTGATGCTGGTGACGCAAACGATCTGGTTGATAAGCTATGGACAAAATCTCGTGACCTTCGAGGTCTAGGACTGTCTGCAAATCAGGTGGGAATCGATGCTAAAGTTTTTGTAATGGGTTCAGATGATGATAATCGCAAGAATATTTTTAACCCCAAGATTGTTTCATGGTCACCCGAAACTAATCTTGCTAAAGAAGGCTGTCTAAGTTATCCAGGTCTATGGCTTTCTATCAAACGCCCAGCCGCAATCACTGCCTCATATCAGAACGTAGAAGGTGAATATATAGTAGAAGAGTTCACGGGATTACCCGCCAGAATTTTTCAGCATGAATATGATCATATGCTTGGGTTGAATTTCTCTGACCATGCTTCTGAAATGAAAATGAAGATGGCTATGAAGTCACTAGAAAAACGAGCAAAAAGGTATATTAGAAAATATGTCCAAAACAACCTTTGAATTTACAGTTGACTAATTATTTTTATGACTATGCGATTGGTTCAACTTACTTTACCAGAAAATTTCACCGATAATGTTTTAGCATTGCGTGGCATAACCAAGTCTGTTAAACGAAGTAATAAAGGTGGATGGCACAGTGAACGTTGTAATAGAAAAACTTATTCCTGGGCAGAATCAGTTATAGATAATGTTCAAGCTGTAGCGGGTGTTACTGGAGATATAACTTGCTGGTATAATATCAATACTGGTAGCGATTATAATGAGTGGCACCATCACGATAGGGGTGCCACAGATGAGATGTGTGGAGTTCTTTATCTCCAAGTTCCAGAAAATGCTGGTCATTTTGAGTATGAGATTAAAAAAGAAATCTTTCAGATTAAACCATATGCTGGGTTGTTATTATTATTTCCTGATGATTTGATGCATCGGGTTTTACCGAACGAAGGTGATGGCGAAAGAGTCTCCATGGCTTTTAATTTTTGGAAAATGTTGAAATGAATATATTTTATCCCCACGAAAGGTATACTAGAAAATATGTCCAACACAACCTATGATTTCGGATTTACATTCGAAGACCCAACCGAAACTGTGGTTCACGTTCGAGAACCATATAATCCTAACGACGATATAGGTGCCAGCGATCTTAAAGATGAGATTATGGCCAAACTATATGACCTAGAAGCTAGACTTCTTAATGTAGACCAGTCAACACTTATCTCAGAACATAAGCGACTGGTCGAAATGGAAGTTTCTGAAAAGTTGAAGCAGGTAGAAGACTTAATTTTACCTTTAATGTATAACCTGATGAAAAATCCTGAAAAGGAATACATCCACTGGCCGAATAGGACACCCATAATTGATAACCAAATTGAAAAGATCACCGCAATCACAAGATTCTATGAACGAGTTTGATGGTCCTTCTAAGGCTAGATACTTTGCGCAACCTGTAGCTACTGTCGTAAATCTATATCTGTGCGGCGAAATTAAAGCCGCCGAAGAATATGTAGAATGGTTCCAGTTATTTCGAGCGGCTGGCGAGACAGATACTATCTACATTCGTATCAACAGTGAAGGTGGCGACCTGTTTGCCGCTCTCCAGATAGTAAGAGCAATTCAAGAATCAAATGCTACTATCGTTTGTTCGGTAGAAGGCATCTGTATGTCGGCTGCAACTCTTATCTTCCTTAGTGCGGATCGCTTTGAACTATCTGACCATACCATGTTCATGTTCCACAACTATTCAAGTGGCACCATTGGTAAGGGCGGCGAAATGTATGACCAAATCACACACTTCCGTGCATGGTCTGAGAAGTTGTTTGCTTCTTTCTATAAAGACTTCCTGACGCCAGAAGAAATTAAGTCTATGCTTGATAACAAGGACATCTGGCTTGATGCGGAAGAAGTTGCCAAGCGTTTGAAGAACCGTATCGAAGCAGACGCGGAAGAAGAGGCTCCAAAGCCCAAGAAAACTCGAAAGAAAGCCCCGCCTGTATAAATACTACTTGACATTCACTCACGAATCGAGTAGTATATAAATATGATTGGTTTTAAAGAGTTTATAAGTGAGTCGCAAGACAGTGCCGGATTAACTATCTGGGATATTGACGAGACATTGTTCCGTACCAAAGCCCGTGTCCATATCGTCAAAGGCGGTAAGATAATCAAGACACTGGGTAACAAGCAATACAATACATATAATTTACAGCCGGGTGAATCCTTTGACTTTAGCGAGTTTAGGGACGCCCGGCATTTTCGTGACACCAGCGAACCTATCGCTAAAGCGATTCGCAAATTGATTGCAATGCATAAAAATATTAAGGCCCGTGGCAGTAAGATGATTGTCATTACCGCTCGGTCAGATTTTGATGACCGTGATATTTTTCTAGATACCTTTCGTCAACAAGGTATCGATATTGATGATATACATGTTCACCGTGCTGGCAATCTAGGCGCTATGCCGTCTGCTCCAGCCAAGAAAATCTTTATTAAACAATACCTTGATACTGGTAAATTTACTCGCGCTCGTCTCTTTGATGATGCTGTTTCCAATCTCCAGATGTTCAAAGATTTGGCAGATGAATATCCCAACATTAAGTTTGAGCCATTTTTGGCTCATGCCGATGGGTCAATGACACGTTTTTAACTTGACATTACCATCGATTCGTGTATACTAATAATATAAGGAGAATGATTATGTTTAAGTCTGTTATTTCTAGTATTATTGCGGTCAGTGTTCTTGCTACTCCTGTGGTAGCAGAAGCCAAGGGTCGTGGTGAACACCGCACTGAACGCCACGAGCGCAAGCGCGGCAATCATATTAATACCGGCGAAGCTATTGCTATCGGTCTAGGCGCATTTATTCTTGGTGCTGCTATTAAAAACAACAATAGCCGCGACGAGGAAGTTGAGCGCGAAGTTTATGACCGCGAGTATGAATATCACTATCGCAACCGTGATGCATATTATCGCCGCGACCGTAACTGCCGTACCACAGAAGTTACTGAATATGACTACTACGGCAATCGATATATTCGCCGTGAGCGCCGTTGTTTCTAAAAGAATCGCTTGACATTTGGTCGCGAATCGACTATAGTAAATTATATGATTGATTGATGAGGTTTTGTGATGTCCCAGTTTGCTGAAAAGTCGATTCTCGCCAAGTTGTTGGCGACAGAAAATATCCATGTAGAACACCAGAAGACAAGTACCGCTTACTTCAATCTGGAGACCCGCACGGTCGTGCTGCCGATCTTCAAAGAGACTTCGGCTGACCTTTATGACCTGCTAATCGGCCATGAAGTCGGTCACGCTCTTGAAACGCCTGCTGACGGCTGGCACTCCAGCATCTCTGAGAAGGGTGTGGGCTTCAAGTCTTTCCTCAACATCATTGAAGATGCTCGTATCGAACGCAAGATGAAGAACCGTTACCCCGGTCTTCGTCGGTCGTTCTACAATGGTTACCAAGAACTCTTCGAAAAGAATTTCTTCGGTGTCGAAGGTATGGATGTCAATAAGCTAAAGTTCATTGACCGCATCAACCTTCACGCCAAGGTCGGTTCGTTTTTGAACGTCAAGTTCTCGGACGAAGAACAAGCGATTGTCAATCGTCTTGACAGCCTCGACACCTGGGAAGATGTGGTAGCGCTGGCTAGCGAACTCTATGAACGTGCCGAAAATTCAACCGAGGAACTTGACTTCGAACAATTCATGAACGCCCTTGGTGATATCATGGAAGATGGTGACGGTGAATTCGATCCGAGTGCAGACTACGTTGAAGTTCCTAATTCGGACAACTCAGATGACAAGGAAAAGCCACAGACGCCTTCCTCTACGGGTCAGAAATCAGAAGACGAAACAGAAGAACCTAAGTCTTCATCGTCCGATGATACCGAAGAAAAGTCAGAAGAAAAGTCAGAAGAGAAAGAAGACGGTTCGTCTGGTGACAGTGAGTCCGATGATACAGAAGAAAGCCCTGAGCCGACTTCGTTCACCGATGAGAACTTTCGTCGGAATGAAGACAGCCTGCTTGATGCAAACGCCCGTGAGACGTTTTATGCCAAGCTCCCTATTCTGAACCCGGCTGATTTTATTGTCGGTATTAACACCGTCGAAAAGATGTTGAAGTTCTCTGTTGGTGGCGCCGCATACCGAGCAGGCAAGACTGCCGAACAAGTCAAGATGGAACTCTACAAGGAGTTTCTTGCCAAGAACAGCAAGTACCTTAGTTCAATGGCACAGGACTTTGAACGTAAGAAAAAAGCCAAGTCGCTTATGCGCGCCCAGACTTCCAAGACTGGCCGCATCAACATGGACAAAGTGTGGGCTTACAAGATTACAGAAGACCTGTTCTTACAGAACACGGTTGTTCCTAACGGTCAGAACCACGGCATGCTTCTGTACCTTGATATGTCGGGCAGCATGTCTTCCAACATGTCTGGTACCATGGAGCAGCTGGTTCTACTGGCTTCGTTCTGCCAGAAAGTTCGCATTCCGTTTGAAGTTTACGGTTTCATTACGAACTCTAGCGCACCACAAACGTATTTCGATACAGTGCGCAGCCGTAATAACTTGTCTGACCCTAACAACCTGATGATTTCTGACCCCAGTTTCCGTATGCTCCAGTTGGTGGCTACCGGCGTTTCTGGTGGTAAGTTCAAGACCCAGATGGCAAATATTCTTGCTCTTGGCCAGTCTTATAATCGTAGCTATCATGACCTTTATCTAGACGGTACCGCTGCCAATTCTTTTGGTCTTGGCAGCACTCCGCTAGAAGAAGCCATTCTGCTTGGCCGTTACATCGCCGAAGATTTCAAGAACCGCAATCGCGTTGAAGTTCTTTCGTCGGTATTCTTGACCGATGGTGAAGGTGATTGCAACTTCGAAACTGTTGGTCATAATCATAATGATTATCACCGTAAGAACCTAGCTATTGTTGACTCTAAGACTCGTCGCACCTTTTCGCAGCAATATGACGGTGTTAGCTACCGCAGCCGGTCTTACTGTAAGGCTCTTCTTGAACTGTATCGTGAAACCACTGGTTCGCGGATGATTAACTTTTACCTGATGGGTTCTTATGACCTCAAGTATTTCTTGGCTCGTTCGCTCGTCCCTGGCACAGTCAGTGATGCGACCCGCAAGGCTTTCAAGAAGGAAGGTGCGGCACTTCTCAAGGACAGCAACGGCTTTGATGACCAGTTTCTGATTAAAGCTGGCAGTAGTCTGCAAATTTCAGAAGACACTCTGACTGTGGACTCCAACGATAAGAAAGAACTGACCAAGGCGTTCAAGGCGTTTCAGGATAAGAAATCTATTGGTCGTGTAATTCTTACAAAAATGGTTGAGGCTGTGGCGTAAAAAACACTTGACATTTGGTCGCGAATCGACTATAGTAAATAATGTGATTGATGATGTTTGTTTGTGAAAAGGTGATTTTATTATGATTAGTACCCGTGAAGACCTGCTTGCCGCCCTTCGTGCCGCTGATACGAATGGTGGTATTTTCCGCAAGAAAGATGTTTTTGCCGTCGCCCACCCCATGGGTATTGAGAAGTTGAACTGGCTCCTGTCAAAGGACAATGTGGTTTCTCGTGGCGTTTACGATTTGTCTGCTGCAATGGTTGGCGTGACTGCCAAGCCTGCACCCGTGATGCCTCAGCCAGTTGCTGAGATTATCTCGAAGCCCGTTGCTAAGACGGTGATGCAGCCTAAGCTAGAGGTAATCATTGACAATCTGGTTCCCCGTCTTGATGCGACCTACGTTCCGTTTGGCTTTTACACCGACCTGATTAAGGTTCTCAAGGCAGAAGCCTTCTATCCCACGTTCATCTCTGGCCTGTCTGGTAACGGTAAGACCACAATGATTGAACAGGCTTGCGCCAAGTTGAAGCGCGAATGTCTCCGCGTCAACATCTCGGTAGAAACCGATGAAGACGACCTGATTGGTGGCAACACCCTTGTCGATGGTAACGTAGTGTACCGCGAAGGTCCTGTTCTGACTGCCATGAAGCGTGGGGCAATTCTTATTCTTGATGAAATCGACCGCGGTTCGAACAAGTTGATGTGCATCCAGGCCATTCTTGAAGGCAAGCCATACTTCAATAAGAAGACTGGCGAGACTGTCTTCCCCGCCAAGGGCTTCAACGTGGTTGCAACTGCTAACACCAAGGGTCGTGGTTCCGATGACGGCAAGTTCATCTCGGCTCAGATTCTTGATGATGCCTTCCTTGAGCGTTTCGCCATCACAGTCGAACAAGAATACCCATCGGCTAAGGTCGAAAAGAAGATTGTCATGAACAAGATGGAAAAGGCTGGCGCGATTGATGAAGAATTCGCCGACAACCTTGTTACTTGGGCTGAAATCATCCGTAAGACTTTTTACGATGGTGGCATTGACGACCTGATTTCGACTCGCCGTCTGGAACACATTGTCAATGCCTTCGCCATGTTCAAGTCTCGCCAGAAGGCAGTCGAACTCTGCGTTAACCGCTTTGATGCTGATACCAAGTCAGCATTCCTCGACCTCTACACCAAGGTTGATGCCAAGATTGATACTGGCCCTACCGATAACGTCAATGAAGACGCATTTTTTGAAGAAACACCTTTCTAAGGAGATAGTATGACAATTAAATATAAGTATAACGAAGGTGACCTGCTTCGGCAGGTTACCGAGTATGTGAATGCCACTTATGGGCAGCACTATTCGCAGAACAAGTACCAAGCTACCGAGTTTATCATTGATGGTGGACATGGTGTAGGCTTCACGGTTGGAAACATCATGAAGTATGCCCAGCGATACGGTCATAAGGGAACTCCCGAAGACTGGCGCAAGGACCTCATGAAGGTCATTCACTATGCCATCATTGCATTGCATGTTCATGATAAGGCACAACAGCCTAGTCTAGCAGGACTTTACGAGGATGTCAACCTAAAACCTGCTCTTGCTACAGCCTTGTCTACTACAACTTTGTCTGCTCATCCAAATGGTTATGATACTATTACGCTAAACCTTAACGATACTATTGTTCCAGACTGGAATAATTACAACATGGGCACCAGTTCTCTCTTGACAAACGACACAATTTCTGTTATAACAAATACTGGTAATAAGACCAACAAGAAAAAAGGTTAATATATTATGAAAATTTCTAATGAAACACTTTCACTTCTAAAGAACTACGCTGGTATCAATACCAATATTCTGTTTCGGCAGGGTAATGTGATTGGTACCGTAAGTCCTGGGAAGAACATCTTTTCACGTGCCACGGTTACTGAAACCTTTCCGCGTGAAATTGCCGTCTATGATCTGAACAGCCTTCTGGCACTTCTGACCCTTATGGAAGATCAGGACGTAGATTTTGGCGAGACTAGCATCAAGGTTAGTAAGGACGGCTCGAAGTTTGAATACTTCTATTCCGATCCTGGCACCGTGACCGCTGCTCCCGACAAAAACCTTGAGATTGAACCTGTGTGGTCGTTCGATCTTTCTGCGGATGCAATCAGCATGATTCTCCGCGCCGCATCAATCACCTCGGCACCAATCATCAGCATTGTATCGGATGGCGCCCAGGTTCAACTCAAGGTTGGCGACCCCACTAATTCATCGGCAAACTCCTACACTAAGACTATCAGCACCGACCCCGCTCCTGTGTTTGATTGCCGAGTGAAGACCGAGAACCTCAAAGTCCTCTCTGATAACTACACTGTCACGCTTGGTAAGAAGCGCGCCATGGAGTTTAAGAGCAAGGGTCGCGAACTCGTTTATTACATTGCAATGGACCCTGCGTCCTCTATTTAAGGAGAAATAATATGACTAAGTTTGAATTCACATTTAATGCCCGCATTCCTTATGATGCAGAAGAAGACCCTCGTGATGTAACCATTGCGTTTACCACCAGTGACCTTGATGAAGTTGTTCGCCAGTTTAACAAGCTCCTCATTCTTAATGACTTTGATGCGCAGGTAGCTGTGGTATAATGGCAGAGAAGTTTAAATTTAAGCGGGAGTGGGACGATGAAGCCAGCGATCAGGAACTACCTGAGATTGTTCCTGCAGTAGTCTTCAAGACCCGTGTCCGCGATGACTCGATTGAAGGTCCTAACCCATTCCGTTGGGAAGATAAGACAACCTATGATTACTTCGCTGGTAAACGTGTAGTTCTGTTCTCTCTTCCTGGTGCCTTTACTCCAACATGTTCGACCTACCAGTTACCTGGTTTCGAAAAGAACTTTGCTGAGTTTAAGGCACTTGGTATCAAGGACATCTACTGTGTATCTGTCAATGATTCCTTTGTCATGAATTGCTGGGCGAAAGATCAGAAGATCAAGAAGGTTAAGATGATTCCTGATGGTTCTGGTAAGTTCACTCGTAAGATGAGAATGAATGTCCAGAAGGACAATCTTGGCTTTGGTGAACGTTCATGGCGATATGCTGTTGTGGTGAATAACGGTCAGATTGAGAAGTGGTTCATTGAAGGTGATGTAGTTGAGGACAACTGCGCGGATGATCCTTATGGTGTAACTTCACCCGAAAATATTCTTGACTGGTTGCGCAACAACTGATATAGTGAATACTGGTCACTAAGCCAGAGTCCGTGGATGCCCTTACACATCGCGACGGACATTTTATTTTATTATGGAGAATCATTATGCGTGAAGACTTCCTCTGGGTTGAGAAGTATCGTCCTCGTAAGCTGGACGATTGTATCCTTCCCGATGAACAACTGAATACCTTTCGCCAGTTTGTGGCAACTGGTGAGATTCCCAATATGCTCCTGTGTGGCTCGGCTGGTGTAGGTAAGACTACTATCGCCCGAGCCATTTGTGAAGAATTGGGTTGTGATTATATCGTTATTAACGGTTCAGAAGAATCTGGTATTGATGTTCTCCGTACCAAGATTCGTGAGTTTGCATCCTCTGTCTCGTTTAGCGGCAAGACTAAGGTTGTTATTCTAGACGAAGCCGATTACCTGAATCCAAATTCCACTCAGCCAGCCCTTCGTGCCTTCATTGAAGAGTTTGCCAACAACTGCCGCTTCATCTTTACCTGTAACTTCAAGAACCGTATCATTGCACCTCTGCATAGTCGAACTGCGGTGATTGAATTCAAGCTGACTAAGGCCGATAGACCAAAGATGGCTGGACGTTTTATGAAACGTCTTGGTGATATTCTTGAAGCCGAGAGTGTGCAGTATGATGACAAGGTTGTTGCCGAAGTCCTCAAGAAGCACTTCCCTGATTATCGCCGTGTTCTTAATGAACTACAGCGTTACAGTGTAAGTGGTACTATCGATGCTGGTATCTTGGCCAATGTCCAAGAAATCAATATGAAAGAACTGGTTGATGCCCTTCGTGGTAAGGACTTCAAGAAAGTCCGTCAGTGGGTTGTAGATAATATCGACAACGATGCTGGCATCATTTTCCGTAAGATTTATGATACCCTTCTTGATGATGTTAAGTATCCTGCGGCTCTTATCGTTCTGCTGGCCGACTATCAATACAAGTCTGCTTTCGCCACCAACCAAGAAATCAATCTCGTAGCCTGTCTGGTTGAGATTATGGCTGGAGTGGAGTGGAAGTAATGGACGGTATTCTAGAGGGCCTTGGTGATCCAAAGGTAGAATACAAGCCAGAAGATTATGTGGAGAAAAAAGCCAAGATTTCTCCCTTTGATTTCATCAACGATATTAACCACAAGAAGACTAATCTCATAGTAGATGAGTGGTCAGAGAAGCAATACAACCCTTGGATCATCAATCGTGGACTGAGTTTCAGTGCTGATACTGTCATTCCAGCCAACGAGATGAACTGCCGCCCACACCTTGATAAAGCTCTGCAAAATACTTTTCTTATAAATACAATTAGGTCTAGAAAGCGTTTTGATAAATGGATCAAAATTGAAGACGATGCCGAAGTTGAGATGATCAAGGAGTATTATGGCTATAGTAATGAAAAAGCTAGTCAAGCTCTTACAATTCTCTCCGAAGAACAAAAGAAAACAATAAAAGAGAAATTGTATAAAGGTGGTAGAAAATGAGCGAAGATTTTTTTGATATTAACTATCCTGGGTATGCTCCCTTGGAAGTTAAGTTGGAGAATCCAGACGACTTTCTAAAGGTTCGTGAAACTCTTTCACGTATTGGGGTAGCGTCTCGTAAGGATAAGATTCTTTATCAGTCATGCCATATCCTTCATAAGCAGGGTAGGTATTTCATTGTCCACTTTAAGGAACTCTTTGCCTTAGATGGTAAAGATGCGGACTTTAGCGATAATGACTTGCAACGTAGAAATACTGTTGCGCATTTACTTTCGGACTGGGGTTTGATTACCATTCTCAATCCAGAAATTCATGAGGACAAGGCACCTCTAAATCAAATCAAAGTAATTGCTTACAAAGAAAAGAACGAGTGGGAACTTATTCAAAAGTATAACATCGGTCGCAAAAAGTAGTTGACTTTCTTCTAAAAGTATAGTATAAATAAAGTGTGTCATGCTTCGGATGGCACACTTTTTTAAACTCGCTTAATAGGAGCAAAAATATGAAATTTGATACAACAATGATCCCACAGATGGATCGTTATTTCGTTGGCGCAGACCGTGTTATGAAGAGGCTGGCAGATATTGCCGACCAATCATCCCAGATGATGCCAATTAAATATCCCCCATACAATATCAAGAAGGTCGATGAAGACCGCTACGTTATTGAACTAGCCGTTGCTGGTTTCGGTAAGTCCGAGATTGATATTGAATTGCAAGAAGGTCTGTTGAGTATTCGTGGTAAAATCGATGCCACTGACAATACTGAATACCTTTACAAAGGTATTGCCGAGCGAGGATTTAAACGTGAATTCACTCTTGCCGACAATGTTGAAGTAAAAAGTTCTACTCTGGTAAATGGTATGCTAAAGATTTGGCTTGAAGCATTTATTCCAGAAGAAAAGAAAGCCAAGAAGATCGACATTACCGATGAGGATAATGAATATCCATCACAAGCTGCCGAATTCTTGGCAGAAGGTAAAACTAAGTAATAATTTAAGAAGGTGAATGCTATGTCCAATATTAAATGTATAAAGCTAATCAGCGGTGAGGAAATCATTGCTGACATTGATGAAAGTGCTGAGGGTCTTGTAATCCTACAAAAGCCTCTGTTGATTATGATGGTACCTAACCAGAACAATCAGTTTGGTATTGGACTAGCACCCTTCTGCCCGTATGCCCAGACCGGAGATATTCCTATTCGTGCTGGTGCAGTTGTTTCTATTTTCGAACCAGATACTGGAATGAAGAACGAATATAATACTCGTTTCGGTAGTGGTATCGTTATTCCAGAAAGTAAGATTATCATATGAAATTATTTACCGCATTTCTAGCCGCAGCCCTGATTGCCACTCCAGCTCTGGCAGTAGAGCATTCATGGAAGGTAACAAGAGTTATGGACGGCGACACAATCGAAGTCGAAGCACCATGGGTGCCAGCTCCAATTCCACCCGTAATTAAAATCCGAGTATTGGGTGTTGATACACCTGAAAAGGGTGGACGTGCCCAGTGTCCTAAGGAAGCTGCTGGTGGAGAAGCAGCAACAAACTTTACTAAGTCTGTGATTAAACCTGGTCAGATTATTCAGGTTGATCTAAAAGAATGGGACAAGTTTGGCGGCCGTGTTCTTGGTTATGTCAAGTATAATGGCAAGGACCTATCAACAGAACTAATCAAGGCTGGTCTTGCCCGCGCCTATATGGGCGAAAAGAAAGCATCATGGTGTAACTAAAACCTCTTTACTTTTGTTATGTTTTATAGTATAGTAGTATTTGAATTGAAAAGAGGGTTACATGAAGTTTTATACCAGCGCACACCAATATGGCTCCAAGATTCTCGTTCGAGGTGTTCATAATGGTGTGCGCTTCAATCGTAGGGAAGACTTCTCTCCTGTTCTCTATGTGAAGAGCAAAGAAGAAGGTGTCCATAAGTCTCTGTATGGCGACAATCTTCAGCCAGTTGAGTTTCAAAGTAATAATGACGCCAAAGAGTTTATTCAAACCTATGGTGAAGTAGATAACTTTCCTATCTATGGTCAGACAAACTTTGGCTACCAGTATATCACGCATAAGTTTCCTGGTGAAATTCAATGGGATATGAATGCTCTAAAGATTCAGACAATCGATATCGAAACGAGAGCCGAGTTTGGCTTTCCAGATATCAATAATCCGATTGAAGAGATACTTCTCATCACTGTCAAGGACCTAGTCTCTCGCCAGATTATTACCTTTGGTTGCGGTGAATTTGATGATGTAAACTCAGAAGAAATTGCAGCCCTTCGTGCCACTGGCAACAAGTTTCTGTATGTCAAGTGTGATAATGAACGTGACCTGCTAGAAACTTATGTCCGTTTTCATTCTGATAATCATCCAGATATCATCACTGGTTGGAACGTTGAACTTTTCGATATTGCATACTTGATTGCCCGTGTAGAGCGGCTGTTCAATGATGAAAATGCCACTAAGAAGAAGTTTTCTCCTTGGGGTCTAGTGCAGCGCAAGAACATGAACGTCATGGGTCGCGAAATGTTTACCTATGAAATGAAGGGTATTGCCGTTCTAGATTATCTGGACCTCTTTAAGAAGTTCACGTATTCTAACCAAGAGTCCTACAAGCTAGACCATATTGCTTCTGTAGAACTTGGTAAGAACAAGCTGGAAAATCCCTATGAAAGTTTCCGTGAGTTTTACACTAAAGACTGGCAGAAGTTTGTTGAATACAACGTTCGAGACGTTGAAATTGTGGACGAACTTGAACGTAAGTTGAAGTTGATTGAACTTATCCTCACGATGGCCTATGACGCCAAGTGTAATTACAATGACGTTTTCTCACAGGTTCGCACCTGGGATTGCCTTCTCTATAATCACCTGTATGATAAGAACATTCACATTCCTCAGAAGAGAGACCAACAGGGCCGCGGCATTGAAGGTGCGTATGTTCAAGAACCTAAGCCCGGTAAGTATGACTGGGTAGTTTCTTTCGATGCTACCTCTCTGTATCCGTCAATCATTATGCAGTATAACATGTCGCCTGAGACCATGGTAAATGGTTATGTCAAAGACACCACCGTGCGCGGCCTTCTTGATAAGACCTTTGACCTTGATGACCTAAAAGACAATGATTATTGCATGACTTCAAATGGGTATTGCTATAATCGCACTAAGCAAGGTCTGTTTCCAGAAATCGTAGAGAAGTTCTTTGATGACCGTCAACGCTACAAGAAGTTAATGATTGCCGCGCAGAAAGAATATGAACTTACTAAAGACGAAAAACTAAAGAACAACATTTCGAAGTATAACAACTTTCAAATGGCAAGAAAGATTCAGTTGAACTCTCTCTTCGGTGCCATGGGTAATGAATACTTCCGTTATTATGATGCCCGAGTGGCTGAAGGCATCACTATGACTGGTCAGTATATTATTCAGGAAGTAGGTAAGGCACTTGACGCATATCTCAACAAGGTCGTAGGAACAAATGGACACAACTACTCTTTCTACAGTGATACTGATTCTTGTTATATTTCCCTGGAGCCTCTTGTTAGTAAGTTTTATCCTGATATGGACCGCGACAAACTCATTGGCGTTCTCGATAAAATCTGCGAAGAGAAAATCACAGAGGCGATCAACAAGAGTTGCGATGGACTTGCGGACTACACGAATGCATTTCAGAAGAAAATTATATTCAAACGCGAGGCAATCGCGGAACGTGGCATCTGGGTTGCAAAAAAGAGGTACGCACTTAATGTCTATGACAACGAAGGCGTCCGTTACGATGAGCCAAAACTCAAAGTCATGGGTCTCGAAATCGTCCGCTCGTCTACGCCTGCGCCCGTCCGCAAGAGCCTCAAAGAAGCCGTCAGACTCTGCCTGACCTCCGACGAAGCAACTCTACAGAAGTTCATTGAAGAAACCCGCGAAGCCTTCTACAAGATGACACCTGAAGAGATTGCATTCCCACGAGGTGTAAATGGGTTGTCTAAGTATACATCTACGGCTGATATTTATGGCAAGGGAACACCGATGCATGTTCGCGGTGCCCTGATGTATAACCATATGATCAAGAAAGCCAACCTTGACAAGAAGTATGAATTAATACAAGAGGGTGAAAAGATTAAGTTCCTTTATCTCAAAGAGCCTAATACAATGCATGAAAATTGTATTGCTTTTCTCGGAATAATGCCAAAAGAACTTGACATTCACCGATATATAGATTATAAGATGATGTTCCAGAAAGCATTTCTTGACCCACTTAACATGATTGTAGACGGTCTAGGCTGGTCTACTGAACCTAAAGCAACATTGGAGGACCTATTCGCATGAACGCACTACTTGACAAACTGAAAAAGAATACTACTATCAAAGAAACGAATGTATTATCAGAAAGTAAACTCTTTAGTACCAAAGATTTAATTCAGACTTCTGTTCCTGCACTAAATGTGGCTCTCTCTGGTAAACTAGATGGTGGTCTGACACCAGGGCTAACCATCTTTGCTGGCCCATCTAAACACTTTAAGACTGCATTCGCCATGATGTTGGTTAAGAGTTTCTTGGACAAGTATGATGATGGTATTGTTTTGTTTTACGACTCCGAGTTTGGTGCTCCTCAGTCATACTTTGAGAACTTTGGCATTGATACAGGTAAGGTTGTTCATACTCCCATCACTGACATTGAACAATTGAAACATGATATTATGAAGCAAGTTAATGAACTTGAACGTAAGGACCGTGTCATGATTGTAGTTGACTCTGTGGGTAACCTTGCTTCTAAGAAAGAAGTTGATGATGCCCTAGATGGTAAGTCGGTTGCAGATATGACCCGCGCCAAGCAGATGAAGTCCTTGTTCCGTATGATTACACCACATCTTACCATTAAAGACATTCCTATGGTCGTGGTCAATCACACTTATATGGAAATTGGTATGTTCCCCAAGGCAATCGTCTCTGGTGGTACGGGCATCTACTACTCAGCCGATAATATCTTTATCATTGGTCGCCAGCAAGAGAAGCAAGGCACCGAAGTAGTTGGTTACAACTTTATCATTAACGTCGAGAAGTCTCGTTATGTTCGTGAGAAGTCAAAGATTCCAATCGAAGTAACCTTTCAAGGTGGTATCAGTAAGTGGTCTGGTCTACTTGATATGGCACTAGAAAGCGGCCACGTTATCAAGCCATCGAATGGTTGGTACCAGTTGGCAACAGAAGAAAAGAAGCATCGCCTGAATGATACATACAACAAAGAATTCTGGATGCCAGTTCTGACCGACCCAACATTCAGTGATTGGATTGAAAAGCGATACCGCATGGCAGGCGGACAAATGATGGAGGGTGAAAATGTGGAAATTCTTGACGAAGATGTTTCAGAAGAATACGAAAATCTGTGACGAATGTGGTTGCGGCATCAATCCTAAGAAAGATGCTGCAATCTGTCTTCATGGTTCAGAACATGGCCTAACTTTTGAGAAGTGGGTATGTGAAGATTGTTGTATGAAGATTGCTAATGATTATGAAGAATATTTTGAACTAGAGGATGTGAATGTTGCAGAAGAAAATTGAAACTATTATCCTAAGTAAGTTGATTTCGGATGAGGATTACCTGCGTAAGGTAATCCCATTCATTAAAGATGAATATTTTACAGACAACGCCGAGAAGTTAATCTATCGTTACATCAACGAATTTGTTACCAAATATAATTCTCTTCCTACCATCGATGCCATAAACATTGCTCTACAAAATGACCGCAAGGTAAATGAAAAAGAGTATCAGCACGTTACAGAAACTCTAACCGCACTTGATGATGATGTGGATGCCAATGAGAAGTGGCTTCTAGACCAGACCGAAAAGTTCTGCAAAGACCGAGCGGTGTATAATGCCATTATGCAATCGATTCAAATCATTGATGGCGAAGACAAGGTACATTCGCAAGATGGTATTCCTTCCATTCTCCAAGATGCATTGGCAGTTGGGTTTGATAACAACGTAGGACATGACTACATTGATAACGCCGAAGACCGTTTTGATTTCTATCACCGGGCAGAAACTAAGTTGCCGTTTGACCTCGAGATGTTCAACAAGATTACCAATGGTGGTCTACCAAATAAGACATTGAACATTGCTCTTGCTGGTACTGGTGTTGGTAAGTCTCTGTTCATGTGCCACATGGCTGCTGGTGCATTGGGTCAGAACAAGAACGTTTTGTATATCACCCTTGAAATGGCAGAAGAACGTATCGCAGAACGTATTGACGCCAACTTGATGAACGTTAACATTCAAGAACTCAAAGACCTATCTAAGTCTATGTTTGACCAGCGCATTGCAAAGATTCGTTCGAAGACAGAAGGTCGTTTGATTGTCAAAGAATATCCAACCGCCAGCGCCCATGTAGGCCATTTCAAGGCTCTGTTGAACGAACTCCAGTTGAAGCGGAACTTCAAGCCAGATGTTATCTTCATTGACTATCTGAATATTTGTGCATCTAGTCGCTACAAAGCATCGTCTGGTGCCAATTCTTACACAGTCATTAAGGGTATCGCAGAAGAACTTCGTGGTCTGGCAGTAGAGTTTGATTTGCCAATCGTTTCTGCTACACAGACAACCCGCAGTGGTTATGCCAATTCAGATGTCGAACTGACAGATACTTCAGAATCATTTGGTCTACCAGCTACGGCTGACTTGATGTTTGCCCTTATCGCAACAGAAGAACTTGACAAGATGGGCCAGTTGATGATAAAGCAGTTGAAGAATCGTTACAACGACCCAGGTATGAACAAACGCTTCATGATTGGTATCGACCGTGGTAAGATGAAACTGTATGACTTGGAAGATGATGCTCAGGCTGGTATTATGGACTCTGGGCAAGACGATGTTCCAGTGTTTGAAAATACTACCATTGGTAAGCGAAGAGATTTTTCAAAGTTTGAGTTTTAACTTGACAAACTGTTATAAATGTAGTATACAATAGTTATGCGCCGTTAGCTCATCTGGATAGAGCGCGAGACTTCTAATCTTGAGGCAGCAGGTTCGAGTCCTGCACGGCGCACCAGTTTTTAGGAAATAATATGGACGAATTGAATCTTAAACTTGTAGTATCCTCATTTGTATGGACAAATGTTGGTAGTGCTGACCTTCCATTATGGAAGACAGTTGGTGCAAAAGAATATATCGTCAAGTATTTTACTGGTGAACCCACCTTTGAAATGATTAATGAAGAACTTGATAAAGTTTCCCACATGTTTGAAGGTGGCGATTCATTTGTTCGTGAAACTGTAGCTGGATTTGAAATTTATTTTGCAGAAGCCCCTACAAATTCTGAAACATTCCAAGCCAATCTAAATGGTGCAATCGATTTTCCTCCTATCGATCTTACCGCAGTGGATGTTACCGAAGAATTGAGTGCTATACTGGCATAAAAATACCGCTTGACATTTCCTCAGAATCTGCTACTATATAATAGTAGATGGAAAAGAGAGAGTGTGATTCGAAAGTATTATAAATATAGGGTAATCAATAGAGATGAGACCCTTATGTTATCCTTTACACAATTTATCACTGAGGCGACCCACACTGGTGGTATTGCTCATATAGAGCATCCCTCTGATAGATCATTTGATAGTCAAGACGCTGCACACCACGCATTGGAAACTTTGCGTGGTGTTGCACGTGGGAAAACACCATCTACTCGTAAGATAGATGATAGAATGTCTTTCCATGTAATTCGAACACCTGATGGTAAGATTGGTGTCAAGTATAAGGGTGCTGGTTCTCACTACAACTATTCTGCCGCAGATATTGAAAAGCAACATGGCCATAAACCATATCTTGTTGGTCCTCTGAAAGCACTTCATGCCCACCTGGGTAAAGTAATTCCAAAAAAGCCCGGTGAATACCAGGGCGGATATATGAGCGAACCTTCTGGAAGATCAGAATACACCTCACACATCTCGCATACTCCAAATACGATTGAATATCGTGCGGATGCTGGTAGCGAAGAAGCGAAGAAGCTAAAGAAATCCAAGGTTAGTGTTACTATACATACGGAGCTAAAGGGTCCAGAAAGAACCGCACATCCTATCACGGACATGTCGCACTTTCAATCACATCCTGATGTTCACATGGTACAACATCTTGTATCAGACAAAGAGCGCAAACTTCATTCTACAGTTAAGTCCCAAGCAGAAGAGCATCTGAGTGCGGCAGAAAAGTTGATGAAAAGTCACTCGTATCAGCATCTGCCTGGTCATGAAATACATCTAAGAACTTATATCAATAGAACTGTTACAAGCGGTGAAAAACCTTCAGTCGAAGGATACAGGAAGCATTTAGAAACTTCGCACCAGAAACTGATAGATGCCGTCAAGACTCCGGCTGCTAAAGAGCGCAAGACTGCCACTATGAATACTCATCTATCGCAGGTAGATGCCAGCAAAAAGCACTTTCAAAGATCGTTTCAAATTCACCACCATTTACAACAAGCGACCAATCATCTTGCTAGAGGATTAGATCGTGCCGCCGGTGGTGGGTTCTCGACGCATATTAATGGTGCAGCCGCTGGCGGCGAAGGTTATGTCGCCCATGGTCTGAAGGTTGTTGACCGCGAAGGCTTCTCGAAAGCTAACCGAGAGCGCAGTGCAATTCTAAGAGCAAGCAAGGGCAAATAATGGCTGACGTTCATCATCATATCACACAAGGTAGAATGAACCCAATCACCGTGGGTCATGAAGCTGTTGTAAACCAAGTTCGTAACACGGCTGGTACCCACGGACATACCATCGTTCTTACTGGCACACACGATTCTAAAAAGAATCCTTTGACGCCTGAACAGAAGTTGAAACATGCTAAGAGAGCATTTCCAGGTGCCAATGTTCGTCTTCTAGATAAAGAACATCCCACTCTCCTACACCAAATGTCAAGACTTCATAGTGAAGGTGTTACACACTTACACTTACACGTTGGTTCAGACCGCGCACATGAATTCCATGCTCTCGCGCATAAGTATAATGGCAAAGAAGGTCGTCACGGCCACTACAACTTTAAGAAGATTACCATTCATACCGTTGGTAAAGAACGTTCGGATGCTGACACAGGTGTAGCAGGCGCTTCTGGTACCAAGATGCGCCAACATGCAGCCGCTGGTAACGAAAAAGAATTTCATAAGATGGCACCTAGTGCAATGTCCACAAAGCATAAGAGCGAACTCTATAAAGATGTTCGCCGTGGCATGGGCCTCCATGAAGCCTTGTCCTTCAAAACGTTTCTAGGACTCTAACATGGGCAAATTTCTAACATATATCAAAGATATGATGTCAGAAAATGGTAATCCATCTTCTAAACGTATGGTAGCAGTTGTTGCTACACTACTTATTGCCATTGGCTACATTGCTAATCTATTCTGGGACTTCACCATTGAAGAGTTTATCTTCAACGGTGTAATGTATATTGTTATCGGCACTCTTGGTATTACTGGTGTAGAAAAGTTTGCGCCTAAGAAACCAACAAAGAAGTCAGAAGAAGAATAAGGAATTAAATATGTTTGGTATGATCCCTCTCCCATATAAGTTACTAGCAGGCGCTGCTTTAATACTTGGTGTATTCCTATATGGATATATGAAGGGCTCTGCCTACGCCGAAGCAGAACTACAAAGATTTGCTGCTAAGGCAAGCACACAAGTTGCCGAACTTGAGAAAAAGAATGCTGAAATAAGTAATAATGTAGTTACTGAATATGTTGATAGAACAAACACAATTAGAGAGAAAGAATATGTTTACATTGATACCGCCAAAAACATTGTTCCTAGCCAGTCTGTTATGTCTAACGGCTGGGTGTTCACGCACGACTCTAGTGCCACTGCCAGTGATGCCGACCCCACCCGAGCTTCTGATGCGTCCTCCTCAGGAATTACAGACACTACGGCCCTCGTCGGAATCATCACAAACTACTCCAGATGCCAGCAAAACGCCCAGCAATTGATTGCTCTACAGAAGTGGATTGCAGATAACAAAACTGAGGTTGACCGTATCAACTCCGAGAAATCGAAGAAGTAATTGTTATAAATATAGCAAACGTTTAGCTTCTGGAGATACTTTTAATGGCTAATATTATTGAGAAAGCAAAGGCGCGACTGAAAGAGGCTCGTGGTTCTGATTACACACTGTATCACAAATCATATACCGATGCAATCAATCACGCACTATCACACCACCAAAAGGCTGGTCTTAGTGTAAGTGACGATGATAGATTCCAGCACGTTGGTGTTGGCTCAAAGAAGCCAAGCGAAGGTAATACCACCTCTGTAAGTATGCCAGCCACTCATACTAGTGGCAAGAAGCACATGGTACATGTTCAAGTATTCAACAAGGGCGGCACACACCCATACGAACTCAATACCTATTCCAGTGGCATGGGTCGTCATGTCAAAGAAGCCGCTGATAATTATCCAAGAGAAGGCTTTCCTAAAGAAGGTGAGTATGGCTACCATTCAAATGCTGGTCTAAAGCCACAAGAAAGTGATAGCGACGAAGATATGGACAAAGCATACAAGGCGGCAAACGGCGATGAAGCCAAGAAGCCATTGAATGCACAGACCATCGAAGTCTCAAACAAAGTCGAAGAAGCATATGGCATGTGGAAGGTAGACTTTCCTAAACAACATGCTGGTAAAGCTGTTGCTGCTGGTTCGGTCCATGTTAAGGCTCAGAACACCGCTCATGCACATAAGGTTGCAGCAAAGAGAGTCGGTGTTGACCACACTGTATTCAAATCAAAGGTAACTAAGTCTTCAATTCTTCCAGAAGAGCGCGGCGAAGACTCTAAGGGTCACTACCGTGCCACAGAAGATGGCGCTGGTCTAACTCGTAAGGGTGCCAAGGCCATGGGTATCAAGACGGCTGTTACTACACCTCCTAGTAAGCTGGATCCAAAAGGTGAAGCTGCTGGTCGTCGCAAGTCATTCTGCGCCCGCATGGGTGGCATGAAAGGTCCTATGAAGGATGAGAAGGGTCGTCCAACCCGTAAGGCTATGTCACTACGCCGCTGGAATTGTAACGAAGAAATCGAGCAGATAAACGAGTATGGTATTGACCAAAATGCACACAGCGTTAGTAATGGTTATACGCCGAAAACGCCACCAAAACGTCCGCCGATTGCTAAACCTACGATGCATCCTGCTGCTGAAAAACCAAGAACACCACAGAGCAGTGTCGGGTCTCTCTCGCGAATTCGTGGTGCTATGGCAAAACGTCTAAACAACAGCACTGTCAAAGAAGAACTAGGTAAAGAAGACGAATGGGGTAGCCCAGAACTTCGCAAGAAGTGGGCAGCTATGACACCAGGACAAGAAGGTCTAGCGGCTGATAAGATTCCAGCAATGAATCCATTTTCTGGTGATGCTATCCAAGAACAACAACTCGACGAAATCTCGGCCCTAGGTGCCAAGAAGCGTTCTGAATTTGCTGCCAAACTACGAAAGACACTTGCCGATCCGAAAAAAATCGCAAAGGCTAAGAAAGATATTGCAAAGAAAAAGGCAGTCCAGAGAGCAGAAGAACCTAAGCATCTTGTTATGCAACTTCGTAAAGCCACTTCTATTGGTTCCAAGGTTAAGTTCTATGATGGTGCAGAACACCACGTAGCTCCTAACCATGTAGAGAAGTTCAATGACCGCTATCACTCGTTGAAGTCTTCAATCGAAAAAGAAAGTCTAGTCAAGCGCGCCCACAAATCACATGCTGATTTTATGAGAGCAATCTCAGAAGAGACCATGGGTCAGACAATGGGACCTTGCACTGACAATATCTCACCTGCAAATTATCCTTCGCCGTATCAACTATCACCTCTACCTGGTTTAGATGATATGAGCGCCGACGATACGGTAAATCAATGGACCGAGGGTGACTTGGCTGCAATTGAGGCTGATGTCACTAATGAAATTGAATCTTCTTCATGGCAAGACCTAAGTAAATACTATGATGCCGAAGATGTAGAAGACGAAGATGAGAATGAAGGCGAACTAGATGAAGCCATCACTCCTCAGGGTCGTCTAAAGAAAAGATTTGCTGCAATGCGCAACAAGACTCGCCGCAATCTTGCAAAGAATATGGCGCTAAAGCGTATTGCTACACCTGATAGAATTAAATCTCGTTCAATTCGCGCCGCTCGTAGAATGGTTTACAAGCGCATTCTTCGTAACCGCGACCCATCTTCTGTATCAGCCTCTGAAAAGGCACGTATCGAAGCACAAGTAAAGCGCATGGCACCAATGGTATCAAGACTTTCAATCCGCCTACAACAAAGCGAAAGAAAGCGTGACCAGAGCCGCGTGACCAACGCAAGAACGAAGAAGAAATAATATGGATGAGTTGAATACTTCCCTTAAAATTGTTCTGGCAAATACATATGCAATGTATTTTAAGGCGCATGGCTTTCACTGGAATGTAGAAGGTAAAGACTTCTCCCAGCTGCACGATTTCTTTTCTGACATCTACGAAGAACTGTTTGCGGCTATAGACACCGTGGCGGAACAAATTAGAGCTTTGGATGAATATGCGCCATATAATATGACAGAACTTGCTTCTATTACTACTATCAAAGAATCTAATATCTATGGTGTAGATGTATCTGGTATGTTATCTGACCTTAATGACGCAAATGCCTCTGTGATTGAAGCACTTAATTCGGCTCATAAATTGGCAGACGCGGAAAATAATAGAGGCTTATTGAACTTACTCGAAGAGAGATTAGATGTTCATGCAAAACACGGTTGGATGATCCGTGCATCCTCTAAGTGATAAATATAGAGGATAAGGAGATACTAATGTCACTCGAACAAACAATTAAAGACACTGTAATGGCAGAGTCAGTAGATTTGGATATGCGTTTGCAGCAACTAGTCCGTGCTGGACTAATGCCATCGAATACTATTCCTCTATTGCGCAAAGCTATTACTAAGATACAAGGTGGTTATCCACTTCAAGGCGCCGAGCGCGACATCATGGCAAACTTCTTAAATTCCATGATGTTCATCGTTCTGGGTGATGATTCTATCTTTAATAAGGCCAGAGTTGGTGCTAAATCGTATGCAACCGAAGCTAAAGAGAAGCAAGAGTATGACTATGAAGGTGACATGGCTATGTCCCAACTAAAGTCAATCATTGCTAACTCGCAACGTATGCATGATTCGATGAGCGAAGATACAAATCTTCCTGAGTGGGTTCAATCAAAGATTACCCTAGCAGAAGACTATATCTCAACCGCAGCGAACTATCTCCAAAGCGAAATGAATGAAGAAAAAATGCCGTTTGAAGGTCCATATAAAAAAGCCGGAGAGCGCAAAGACGAATACGGCAATAAGGTAAAGAACGTTGCCAAACATCTTGCTAAGAAGGCAATGAATACCCAGAAGAATGAAGAAGCCGAGCCAGTCGAAGAGAAGCGCGGCCTCTGGGATAACATTCATGCAAAGCGTAAGCGCATTAAATCAGGATCTGGTGAACGTATGCGCAAGCCTGGTTCAGAAGGTGCACCTAGCGCCGCCGATTTGAAAAACTCTCGCACTGAGGAAGTCGATCTGGAAGAAGCAACATATTTCGTTCACACAGCCAATAACGCACATCATGTGAACAAAAAAATTCCTACTGGGAAAAAAGATGCGATGGGTCAGGCATTGATGACATCAAAGGTGGTCAAGTCGTTTCCTTATGGAGACACCCAATCAAAGCAAACATCTCCTGACCAGCACAAGGCTGCACATGCTCATGCTAAAAAAATGAATGCTGGTGTGAAAGAAGAAGTCGAAACAATCGATGAACTTTCAAAGGGTAAACTTCAATCTTATATGGATAAGGCAAAGACTAAACCGGGTGAAGTCGTTGCAAATGTTAATGACCTGGATAGTATGAGAAAGTATGGAAACCGTTTAAATAGTCGTATCCGTGCTGGCCGTAAAATTCTTGCAAAGGAATCTCGCCGCGGCGAAGCACTGGCTGATATCGCTGCCTTCACACAGATGAATGAATCTTATAAGACCACATTTGACGCAGCACTTACACAGTATGGTATCAAGTCTCCCTCGGAACTTGATGAAGAAAAACGCAAACAATTTTTTAACTTTGTAGATCAAGAATATAAAAAGGGAGACAACTAATGTCCGCATGGGGTAAAGCAGATAGTAAATCAGTGTCGGGTACAGTAACTCTTACTGCACCTGCTATCACATTCAATGGCGCCACAGGTCATGCTGCCGGCGTTTATAATTCGTCAGGCCATCCATTTCAACTAGGCGATCCTGTTGCATATGCAAACGGTGGAGGAACTTCTGTTGTAGGTCTGACATCTGGCAGCACATACTACGTAACTAATGTTACTACAGATACTTTCATGGTTGCTGCTACTGAAGCACAGGCACTACATAATAATCCAACAGTAATCGCCTCGACAGATGGTTCAGGTGCTTCACACACTTTCACACTAAGTCTAGATTACGGTCGCGGAACTCTAACAGGTACAGACACCTTGTTCGTGACGGATCTTCTTCTTGTTAATGATATCGTTCGTGTTGGTACTCAGGAAATGATTGTAATCGCCGTTGCTAGTGAAACAGTGGCGACTGTTATCAATGCAAATCCAGGAACAACTCTGACTACATTCTCTGGTCAAACATATAGAGCCCACGAAAAACCAACTTTCGTTGCCTCTGTTGGATCAACTGACTTTGAATCGACACAAGTTTTTGGTGTAAGAAGCAGCGAAATTCATGGCGACCAATCGGGTGGTTACATTTCAGCGGTTGCTCTAATCCAAGGTGGTACACGTTACCTTGAAACCCCTGCTGTTGGTTTCTCAGGTGGTGGTGGTGCTGATGCTGAGGCAACAGCGACCATCTCTGGTGGCGTAGTTACTGCAATCACTGTAACAGACAATGGTTCTTCATATGAAACTGCTCCTACTGTAAATCTTTCAGTTCCACGCAGAACTGTGCCTACATCTGCTGTTACTATTGCTGAAGAGAAGTTTACTTATGCTACTCACGGTTTAGTTTCTGGTGAAGAAATTAAGTATTATCATAATGGTGGTACTGCTGTTACTGGTTTAGTAAACGGAACTTCATACTTTGTTTCTGCTCTAGGGTTTACAACTGGTCTGTTCCGTTTGGCTGCTTCTGCCTCTGCTGCTGCTGGTCGTACCGCACTTGCTGGTGTTGCTATCTCTGGAACTGGCGGTCAGTTTACTTGCACCGCAACTACTCTAGCAGCTGGTGATCGTATTCGTATTACTGGTACACTAGGTGGAACTGGTACTATTTCTGGATATGCGACGGGCAGCATCTATACTGTTTCTGCTGTTACAGGTACATCGCCATCCGTAACTGGATTTACTCTGACGGGTGAAGATGGTTCTGCACTTACTACAACAGTAGGTACGCCAACTGGTCTAACATATACGCCATTTACACTCGTTCTGATTTCTGGTACTGGTAATAATGATCAGTATTTCGATCTGATGACTGCAACAACTGCTACTGCTAATGCAGCACTTGGTGTAAACCAAGGTGATGAAGAAGGACTTAGTGGTGCTGTTGCTCACACTGGTTGGGTAAAGCGTAAGGTTCTAACTGGTGCTCATGCTGGTCGTATCCAGTATGAAGTTCTGTGCGCCCTTTCGAAGAACGGCATCACCGGTGATGCCGCTGACGATATCGAATTCCCAGAGGATTAATAACTAATGGCAGATAGCAAAGTAACAGCGATGAATCCAGCAACCGAAGCGAATTCGGCTGATGTGATTTATCTAGTGAAACCAAATACAAGTCCATATGATCATAAGATTACTGTTGCTAATCTGTTCGGCGGCATTCCTGTCCCGGTAGTTTTAGAAGACAAATTAGTATTGGGTGGCACTCCGCAGACTTTATCGGCTGCGGGTGCCATTTCAATTACATCTTTGGTAACAAGGATTACGTCACCTGATGCTAGTGGTACATTAACCATCGTTGATGGTGTTGATGGCCAAATTAAAACTATCATCATGCAATCAAATTCCGCAAATCATACACTAAGTATTACGTCCAATATTGGTCATTCTAGTATTGTTTTTAATGGGGCAGGAGATACCGCGACACTTATGTTCCAAGGAACATTGTGGTATTTCATTGGAGGAACGGCGACAGTAACATAATATGTTTGAATTAAATGATGATAATTTTTTGATCTTTGCTATTAAGAGTTATGACAATCGAGGTTGCCTTGGTATGTCTGACCTTGAAGAAGATTTAAAACGATTTAAGTATATCAAACGATTATTTCGTAGATATGTAACAACAGATATATTAAGTGAAAGATTGATACTCAATCACTTAATAGTTTTGTATAACGTATTTGGTAATGAAACCACTTTGATGCTTTTATATAAATTAGAAAATAAGTATTGGTCATACCTGAAAACATTTCTAGTTTATCTAAATAGAATGACTGTAGATGATATACCAGAAATACCTTTAGATTTAAACATAGCGAGAACTTTAAGGAATATTGATGGCTAAGTTGATCGATAATGCTATTGCACTGCGCGTCCTATGGATGCTCACTACTCCGTTTGAAAGAACGGACGCATACCGCTTGGGCATTATCGACAAGAAGGGTAAAGAAATCACACCAATTTCAAAACTAAATACAGATGTTGAGAGAGAAGCATATACTTATCTCCATCGTTTAGTTTTTAGATTGAAAAGAATTATTCATATGGTGCCAGTAGAAAGTAAGAACTTTCTTTCTTTTGCCGCTGCGGTTGCATTGGTAAAAGAAGGGGTAGAATATGATGACGATGTTTTAGAGGAACTATTCTACATGGCACACCAAGAACCAGACGCTATTGCTTTAGCAGAAGACCTAGAGAACAGAACACTATCATTCAGACAGTTTGTTGAAGAGATGGGTGTCGGTGGTGGTGGAATAGCTGGGATTGGTATTCCAAATCCAACTAAAGCCAACCAAGCAGAACCTGGTGTCTCTAAGAAGGCACAAGCAAATTATAAAAAGAAGAAAAAAATTATAAGAAGGAATGCACAATGAGTTTGTCAAATTTTTTCTCGGTGGGTAAACAAATTGATACCCTCCAAGAACTAGAAATTGAGAAGGGTAAGATTCAACTTACCATCATGAAGATGGCCGCGGCTATTCTTGGCATCATTATGATGTCTGTTGTTGTGACCATGATGATTGGCCTTTTTGTTCCTAATGAGACAATCGATAACAACGAAATCTTTAAGATTATTGGTCCAGCATTCTCTACCATCGTTGGTGCTTTCGTCGGTGCGTTTGCGACGATGATGGGTATGAAAGTTTCAGAACTTGACCCTAATGTCAAAGTTCAAGAGCTAGGTAAGACTGACCATAAGGCACTAGCAGAAGCGCATGTTACCAATGCCCAAGCGGAATCAATTGAAGCTGACACAGAAATTAAACTGATGGCAGCAATTGATAAGTATAAAGATTCAGACGAAGACCACGGACCATTCTAATGACAAAGCTAACAGAACATTTTGCACTGGAAGAAATGACAGTATCGCCTACCGCCAAGCGACTAGGCATCCCTAACACTCCAACCGCAGAGCATATCGAAAATATGCGCTACTGTTGCGAGAAGATTCTTGAGCCAGTAAGAGCCAAGTTTGGGCCAGTTACAATCAACTCGTCTTATCGCGCACCACTTGTCAACAAGGCAGTAGGTGGTTCGAAGACTTCTCAACACGTTAACGGTCAAGCAATTGACTTCGAAGTTAAGGGTGTAGACAACAAGAAGGTTGCTGACTGGGTTGCCGATAACCTTGAGTTCGATCAGGTTATCCTTGAGTTCTATGCAGCGGGCGATAAGAATTCTGGTTGGGTTCACGCATCAATTAAGAAAGAAGGCGGCAATCGTAAACAACGTTTGATTGCCACTAAGTCTAAGGCTGGTGGTACAAAGTATACACCTGTTGCTGACTTTGACCCATCGACTACTAGAGAAGCGGGTGCGCCTGTTGTTCAAGCAGTAGCGCAAGTTGCTAAGGCCGCCGTTCAAGCAACATCAACTGCTGGTCTTGGACCAATGGCGGCACTTCAAGCGAAGTGTGGTATTCCAGCCGATGGTAAGTGGGGCCCAGGAACATTCAAGGGTGCTAAGGATTACTACAAACTTTCTACTGCACAGGCTGCGCACTTCTTTGGACAATGCGCTCATGAGTCCGGTGGCTTCAAGGTGTTCTCAGAAAATCTAAACTACTCTGACAAGGGCCTCAACGGCATCTTCAAGAAGTATTTTCCGACCATCGCATCGACTGCCGGATATGCTCGTAAGCCAGAAAAGATTGCAAACAAAGTGTATGCTAATCGTATGGGTAATGGACCAGAGTCATCGGGTGACGGATATAAGTTCCGTGGCCGTGGTCCAATCCAGTTAACTGGTAAGGATAACTACACTGCATTCTCACAATCAATCAAGCGCCCTGATGTCCTGACAAACCCAGACATCGTAGCAACAGAACTTGCTTTCGAATCCGCTCTTTGGTTCTTCAATAAGAATGGTCTATTCGCTATTGCAGATAAGGGTGTAACAGATGCAGTCATCGGCCAGATTACTCGCCGAGTAAACGGTGGTACGCATGGTCTTGATGACCGTATTAAGAAAACTAAACAATACGCAAACTGGGGATAAGAATATGCTTAATCAAATCAAAGATGCACTGAAAAAACTTTTTGGTTTTGTAGACGCTAACAAGGACGGTAAGATTGACCTCGCTGAGGTTACTGCCGCAGTTGATAAGGCAGAAGCAAAGGTTGAACAAGTTAAAGCAGTTGTCAAAAAAGCACGTAAACCAAAGGCAAAGTAATTGGAATCTTTGGAAACCAAAGTCGCGGTAATCGAACATGACCTGAAGCAAATTCAGGTGGTGTTCGGTCGCCTTGACCTCGCAATCGAAAAGATTGGTGATGTTTCCAACTGCATCAATAAGATGCTTGCTGTTCATGATACTAAACTCGAAGCACAAGAAAATGTCAACGAAGATATCTACCAGAGTTTAGAGGTGCATAGACAAGAAACCAAGGCAAGTAACGCCGAGTTACATTCGCGTATCACAACAACCACTCGTGAACTTGAAGCAAAAATTCAGTCTACCGAAGACAAGATGCTTGCTGCTATCAAAGACCTCAAGGGTTCAGTTGATAAAGAAGAAGAAAAACATAAAAATCGTATTGACAAATTGGAAAGAACCAAGTATATTATGATAGGTGGTGGCATTGTTCTCGGTGCCATCATCACAAAAATATTACCGATGGTGATGAAGTTCTTCTAAAAGGGTTGACTTACACCGTCTAAAGGTGTATAGTGAATCTATGAGTGCATATATTGATATTCAGTTTCTCCATGCCATTTCGTATCGTCTGGAGAACTTCAAGAAAAAATCTAACGATCTTTGGAACTGCAGGTGTCCCATCTGCGGTGACTCCTCGCGTAACAAAAGAAAATCTCGCGGCTATTTCTTCTTAGGAAAGAATGACCTAAACTATAAGTGTCACAACTGTGGCGTATCTATGGGCTTCGGCAACTTTCTAAAGCAGTTTGATGACAATCAATATAGGCAGTATGTCATACAACGCTATGCAGATACTGCCAAAGTTGGACCTGCTAAGTCTCACAAGAATATTCAAGACGTTCTAGATTTTTCACCGCCTGTATTCACTAAGAAACCAGACCCTAAACCAATCGACCAAATTATGGATCGACTTGATACACTACCAGATGACCACGAGGTAATTCAATATGTTACTGACCGCAAAATCCCTCGCGATGCTTTTAGTCGGCTGTATTTCATACCTAATGTTAAAGACATCATACAACTTAATGCCAAATACAAAGAGTCCATCATCACAACCGAGCCGAGGCTTGCGATTCCTTTTTTTGATGGCTCTGGTAAACTCTTGGTTGTTAGCCTTCGCGGAATCCGAGGCGAGTCGTTACGTTATATTAATGTTAAGGTAGATGAAGATGCGCCATCCATTTTCGGTCTGGATAAGGTCGATCCTACAAAAGAAATACTCGTTGTCGAAGGGCCCCTTGACTCCCTTTTTCTGGATAATTCTATCGCTTGTGCTGGAACGTCATTCGGAAAAATCGACCAACTCCCGATACAAAAAGAAAAAATAACAATTATTTTTGACAATCAACCTAAAAACCGAGAAGTCGGTAAGTTGATGAATAAGTATATAGATATGAGTTATAAGATGGTAATCTGGCCAGACAGTGTTCCCGGTAAAGATATCAATGAGATGATTGAAAATGGATTGACACCCGATGAAATTCATGCTATTATAAATGATAATACGTTTCAAGGGTTAGCAGCAAAGGCAAGATATGCCATGTGGAGAAAGATATGAGCGAATTGGTCGCTAATGAATATGGTGTAGAGATACACCGTATTAAGATTACAAAGTTGCGTATCCATCGAACCGACGATATGTGGCTGGTCGAATACCGACGCGAACCTCGCTGGTTCCTTGGTCTCGACCGCTGGTGGTGGTTCGATGATGGTAGATATGCAGATTATGCCGACGCAACTGACCGTGTAGACCATCTATTGGGTGTTGGTTTCGTAAGTAAGGCACAGTTCCAAGCAGTGAAGGAATTTGAAGTTGAGTGAAGTAAATTTAATTGGTATTACAAAGCCAAGTGCCTACACAGAATGTAATACTGCCAATGAACTTGTTGCATGGGCAGCAAGAGTATCGAATCCCTCGAATCAAAACAATACAGCAACAGCACCTAAGTTGGTTCAATATCTTATCAAGAACCAACACTGGTCACCATTGGAGATGGTACATGTATCAATGGAAATTAAAACAACTCGTGACATCGCTCGGCAAATTCTTCGCCATCGATCCTTTTCGTTCCAAGAATTTTCGCAGAGATATGCAGACCCGACTAAAAGCCTTGAATTTGTCACTAGAGAGGCAAGACTACAGGACGCCAATAACCGACAAAACTCGGTGGAATTGGGATCCGGAAACAATGAATTGGCCGAACAATGGGCAATGAGACAGGTAAACGCCACTGATGCCGCTTTAGATGCTTATGAGTGGGCAATTGAGAATGGTATTGCCAAAGAACAGGCCCGCGCCGTTCTACCTGAAGGTAATACAGAGTCCATCATTATCATGGCAGGTTCGCTACGTTCGTGGGTTCACTACTGCCAACTTCGTATGGACAAAGCCACACAGAAAGAACACCGCATCGTAGCAGAACAGTGCTGGGAGATTATTGGTCAACACTTTCCCGATGTAATCAAGGCACTAGATGACATGGCGGCATGGGCAGAGTTCGAAAGAAAACTACCTTGACCAAAAAGCCAGGAACCTTTGAAAAACGGCAAGTGACATTTTTTTCTCGCCAAATTTTTAACTCAAAAAAGTCGGGAAGATAGATGAAAGTCCTAGTTACCGGTGCAACTGGCTATATTGGTAGTCATCTTGTCAAAAAGTTGGCAGAGGGTGGACATCAAGTTTACGCAACAGATTTCAATTTGCAACAGAATGAAATTTCCAAGTATATTGAGGGTAAGGTAATTCCTTGGGATATCAGAATTGCCACTTTTGCTGGGGATTATGATGCTGTTGTTCATCTAGCGGCATTGACGATGGTATCAAAATCGGTTACAATGCCTATTCCTTATTATAAGACAAATCTTTTAGGCACTCAAAACGTTCTAGATTCAACTAGAACAGATAATTTTGTTTACTGTAGCACAGGCTCCGCATTTAATCCTGGAAGTAGTCCATACGCCGGAAGTAAACGAGCAGGCGAAGACTTAGTTACATTACTTCCGTCTTATAGTATTGCTAGATTTTATAATGTCAGTGGTAACGACGGATTCGACAAGTTCGATGACAGTCACTATCACTTAATTCGTAAATTGGCCGCAGTTGCTAATGGTTTGTATCCAGAAGTTGGTATCTTTGGTACTGATTATGATACTAGAGACGGAACTACTATTCGAAATTATACGCATATTACAGATATTGTGGATTCTCTTTATAGAATAGTAGAAAATGGTGCAACAAATAATGTAGAATGTCTGGGAAGCACAACAGGAAGTTCTGTGCTAGAAGTTGTGTCTGCCATGGAAAATGTCATTGACAAACCCATCAAAAAAGTGTATTGTGATAGAAGACCTGGAGAAGTTGTAGTTTCTGTTCTACCAGAAGTAAGCAAGTTTTTCACTGAAACTAAATCTTTAGAAGATATTTGTAAATCAGCTTTGGAGTATTAAAATGGTGGATACAGTTACAGTGCAGTATGATGCAGTTTCAGATGAACATTATATTGCCTGGGATGGCCTTGAGGAAGAAACTGGGTGGAAGCCCGGTGATACAATAATTTGGATAGAAAATGAAGATGGGAGTTATACATTGAGTAAGAAGAATAATAATTATCAGAATGATGTTGAACAGTTTATGGCAGCGGCCGACCAGTATATCGGTGCAACTCCACATCTAAATGAAAATAATGAGGCTCAAGCCAAGCTATATATTGATCTAATTGATGAAGAATTCCGCGAACTGTGTGACGGATTTCTTCGTCGGCACATCGGTGACGTTGCAGATGGTGGCGCAGATTTAGTCTGGGTCGTAAAAGGACTTTTCGCAACTCTGGGTATTAATTTTGATGCGGTATGGGAAGAAGTTCGAGCATCAAATATGAGCAAGGTTTCCGAGAGTGGAAAGATTAAGAAACGGGCAGATGGTAAGATTCTGAAACCAGATACTTACTTTAAACCAGACATCGAAAAAGTTTTGAAGGAACAGGGACTATAAATGGCAAGAGAGAATTATCTGGATATTGAGATTGACCTATCACGGGACTCCCTGTTTGACAAACTAGGTATTCAGCGACTTCAAGAATCATACATGAAGGACGACGAAACGTCTCCGCAACATCGGTTCGCTTTTGTTTCAAAGACGTTCGGTTCTAATCCTGCACATGCGCAGCGTCTATACGAATATGCGTCAAAGCACTGGTTGTCATATGCAACTCCGATCCTCTCGTTTGGTCGGTCGAAGCGTGGTATGCCAATCAGTTGTTTCCTAAACTTCATTGATGATACTGCGGAGGGTCTAGTTGAAAATCTTTCAGAAACTAACTGGTTGTCTATGCTTGGTGGCGGCGTTGGTATTGGTTTTGGTATTCGCGCCGCAGATGATAAGTCTACTGGTGTTATGCCTCATCTTCGCACTTATGATGCTTCTTCTATGGCTTACCGTCAAGGTCGCACTCGCCGTGGTTCTTATGCTGCTTATCTGGATATTTCTCACCCTGATGTTGGGCTATTTCTAGAAATGCGCAAGCCAACTGGCGACCCCAATATGCGGGCGCTCAATTTGCACCACGGAATCAATATCACCGACGACTTCATGCAAATCATCGAACGTTGTATGGCAGATGACGATACAGATGATAGCTGGAATCTGACTGATCCAAAGTCGGGTGAAATTCGTGATACTGTTTCTGCTAAGGAACTTTGGCAGAAGATACTCGAACTTCGAATGATGACAGGTGAGCCTTACATTCACTTTATCGATGCCTCGAACCGTGCGTTGCCAGATTTTCAAAAGGCCTTGGGTCTAAAGATACACCAGTCCAATCTTTGCTCTGAAATTATTCTTCCTACCGATAGAAAACGCACGGCTGTTTGTTGCTTGTCCTCAGTCAATCTAGAATATTATGATGCGTGGTCCAAGGACCCTCTGTTCTTGAAAGATATGGCAGAGATGCTTGACAATGTTCTTCAGTATTTCATTGATAATGCACCAAAGCAAGTTTCCAGAGCAATTTACTCGGCCAAGCGCGAACGTTCTATCGGTATTGGCGCTCTAGGCTTTCATGCTTATCTCCAGCGTAAGGGTGTTGCATGGGAGTCGGCAGTTGCTAAGGGTACCAATATGCGTATCTTCAAGCACATTAAGACACGCTTAGATGTTGCTAACCTAGAACTAGGCACAGAACGCGGTGAAGCACCTGATGCTGCTGGTACGGGTCGTCGTTTCAGCCACATGCAAGCTATTGCGCCTAATGCATCTTCATCTATCATCATGGGTAATACAAGTCCATCGATTGAACCGTGGAGAGCCAACGCATATCGTCAAGATACATTATCGGGTTCATTTCTGAATAAGAATAAATACCTTGACGGAATCATTAAGTTTGAATCAGTAAACCAGAAAGATGGTTGGTATGACGAAGTTTGGTCTTCTATTATCGCCAATGATGGTTCGGTTCAACACCTTACTTGGATGGATACAACAACCAAGGAAGTCTATAAGACCTCCATGGAAATTGACCAACGGTGGGTCATTGAACATGCGGCAGACAGACAGAAGTTTATTGATCAGGCACAGTCTCTCAATCTATTCTTCCGTCCCGATGCAAATATCAAATATCTTCATGCTGTCCACTTCCTAGCATGGAAGCAGGGGTTAAAGACTTTATATTATTGCCGTTCAGAAAAACTCGGTAAGGCAGATAAGATTTCCAAGCGCATCGAACGAGATGCAATTAAGGAAATTGACTTTAAAGCAATGATCGATGGCGATGCTTGCATAGCTTGCGAAGGATAAGTAAATGACACAATTGTTTGCACAAATAGTTTCAAAACCAGATTGCCCTTATTGCGTAAAAGCAAAAGAGTTTATGCAGGGTATGGACATTCAATATACCGAAATGGTAGTCGGAAAAGACTGCCTTTGGGAAGACATTACTGCACAACTTCCTAATGTGACCACTGTTCCACAGATTTGGATCAATGGTGAACATGTTGGTGGTTATGACGATCTTGTTAAGTGGGCCGCCGAAAATTGATTTTGAATAAATGTGAGATATTAGCAGAGACTCCTATTGATTTAGACAATGGTTATTATTCTCCATTTGAAATACTCAGTGATTACAGAAAACAAGATAATGACCATAGAAAATTAGTAGGTGGACCAATAGAACATTGGGATGAAATAGGAACTCATCATCTTGATATATTAAAGTCTCATGGACTACAATCCAACATGAAAATACTAGATGTTGGTTGTGGTAGTATGAGAGTTGGTTGCAAATTAATCGAATATCTTGACCCTAATAATTATTATGGTATAGATGTTAATCTAGGATTAGTTGAAGCTGGTCTTAATTACGAAGTTCCGAAATATAATTTACAGAATAAGATAACATCCGAAAATTTTATAATTACTGACGATTTTTCATTTGAAGATTTTAATGTAAAGTTTGATTTTGGATTTGCCCATTCTGTATTTACTCATTTACATTACGATAAACTAAAATTATTTTTGTCTCGTTCTCACAACCTATTCAATGATGATGCTAAACTTATAATTACTTTTTTATTTTCAGAAACACCGGATTTAGAATATAAAAAGGTTGAAATTGCCGAGCCATATAGATATAGTGAAGATATAGTATATGCTATTGCCGACGAGACTACTTGGCAAGTAGAAAAACTTTTCGATTCCACCTACGACCAGACTTACATGTTATTTACGAAAGCCAACAAATGACCAAACCTTCGATTACTCTTATGGATGAACGTTCTTATTTTAAGCCATTTAATTACCCGTGGGCATATGATGCCTGGTTGAAGCATGAACAATCCCACTGGCTTCATACAGAAGTTCCTATGATTGAAGATGTAAACGATTGGAAGAAACGTCTTACTGACGGCGAAAAGCATTTTCTCACTAACATTTTTCGTTTCTTTACACAAGGTGATATCGATGTCGCGGGTGGTTATGTAAAGAACTATCTACCATATTTCCCTCAACCTGAAATCCGTATGATGTTGATGGGATTTGCAGCAAGGGAGGCTCTTCATGTCGCCGCTTACTCACACCTTATTGAGACGTTGGGTATGCCTGAAACAACGTATCAAGAATTCCTTGAATACGACTCAATGCGGGCAAAACACGACTACTTTACAGATTTGTCGAATTCAAATGGCACAAAGGAATCTGTCGCCACTAACATTGCTGCATTTTCGGCGTTCACTGAAGGTATGCAGTTGTTCTCGTCCTTCATCATGCTCCTCAACTTCCCTCGTCACGGGAAAATGAAGGGAATGGGACAGATCGTTACTTGGTCAATCGTTGATGAAACAATGCATGCCGAGTCGATGATTAAGTTGTTCCGTGCATATGTTGAAGAGAATAGAGATATATGGAACGACGAACTAAAGTCTAGCATATATACTATTGCCGAGAAAATGGTAGACCTGGAAGACAAGTTTATTGAACTTTCATTCTCCATGGGAGCTATGGAAGATTTGACGGAAGATGATGTTAAAAAGTATATTCGTTACATTTGCGACCGTAGATTGATTAGTCTTGGTCTTAAAGGTATCTTTAAAGTAAAGAAGAATCCTCTACCATGGGTTGAAGAAATGATCAATGCGCCTACTCATACCAACTTCTTTGAAAATCGTGCTACCGATTATGCCAAGGGCGCTCTATCTGGTACATGGGAAAGTGTTTGGGGAGCTGCATAATGGAAGAACAGGAATGCTTTTCATGTGATGCCGTGTTTTTGGTGGAGCATGAATTGGATGAAGAATACTACAAAACTAAATACTGTCCGTTTTGTGGAACCAAGATAGCCGAAGAAGACCTCGAGTTTGATGACTGGGACGAGGACGAATAAATAGTTCACACTCGGAGTGAACTAATGGTTATTAAAAAGAAGAAGCCGTTGCCAAAGAAAGTGCATAGAGTTTATTGCACCTACTTTGACGACGGCAAATACTATATTGGTTATTCATGTAAGACTGATAAACTATTTGAAAAATATTTTGGTAGTTCTACATATGTTACTAACTATGAAGGCGAAATGCGTAAAGAAGTTGTTGCAGAATATGCCGGCAAATCTCACGCAAAAGCAGTCGAGCATATTCTACAATGGGAGTATCGATTTGATGATCGGTGTATCAATGACATGTGGAATGTTAGATTACGACTATCGCACTTGAAAGAATTAAAGTTACCTGACTGGAGACCTGGATGTTTTTCGCAGCCCTCTTGATGCTGGTAGCACTAGCGATTACTAGTGTAGCTGGTTATTTTTCTATATTAGGCTTGATGGCCATCTTTCCTGCTTCACCTATTGCAATCGCTGCTATGGGTATTGTCCTAGAACTAGCTAAACTTGTGACAGCAAGTTGGGTGTATCGTAACTGGAAGATTGCTAACAGACTATTGAAGACATACTTTACGATAGCAGTGGTAGTCTTGTCGTTCATCACCAGCATGGGTGTGTTCGGCTATCTAAGTAAAGCGCATATTGAACACACCACAGTTGGCGGTTCAGCACAATTACAGATTGCACAACTAGAAAGTCAGAAGACTTCGGCTGAAAGGAGACTAAAGAATGCGCAAACATCTTTGGATACTCTGGACAGACTCACTACTGGCGAAAATATCCTCGATGCTAACTTCATTAGAAATCGACAAAAGAGGGAACGTGCGGCGCTCAATAAAGAAATTGAGGGTGCAACTACAAACATTGAGACTATTGAGACTAATCTCATACCGCTCAAAACAGAGAACCTCATACTCGAAGCGGAAGTAGGACCAATCAAATATGTAGCGGAACTATTCTATGGTAGTGGTGATAATGCCACCATCGACAAGGCCGTCCGTATGATGATTATCATTCTTATCTTTGTTTTTGACCCGCTGGCAATTCTTTTGATAATTGCAGCAAATATGACATTTTTAGGGTTGACAAAACGAGAAGAATCAGATATAGTGAATATTGTCTCAGTTGAAGTGGATGAACCGAAAGCTCCAACCGAGACGCCAAAAGCTAAGAAAACACGTAAGCAGAAACCAAAAGCCCTCATACCAGAAGTTCCAGACTTCTTTCAGTTTGAGAAGCATGGTTCTACTCATGATGTTTCTATGCCAGACCCTCCTCGCAAAAATGCAAGAGGTCAAATTATAGTCGATGAAAAAAATATTAGGAGAATGTGAAATGATGACCGACGTTGAAGCAATGCGCGAAGACCTTACAAACAATCTTCGTGCTAAGGTAGGCACAGTTACTTTTACGAAGCAGAATGGTGATGAGCGGGTAATGCGTTGCACCCTACAAGAATCGGTATTACCAAAGCAAACCGATCTCGAAGAATCAATTCAGAAAAAGGGTCCTACTGATTCGCTGGCCGTATGGGACCTCGATAAGAATGCATGGCGTTCTTTTCGCTATGATACTGTAATTTCAGTAAAATTTGAGGGTTGACAAATACCTTGATATATCGTATAATGAGATATATTGACAAGGAGTGATTATGTATAAACTTAAGGTACCTGTTGCTGAGTCGAAGTTCGTCGGTGTCGAGCCTATCTGGGCCGATAGTTACGAACCTGTAAACTATCAAAGCGAATTTAGCAATGCTCTTAACTGGTATAACTATATTGTAGATGCCAAAGACTGCCGCGCTTTTCTTACTGATTGGTTCAAAGCCGATAAAGAGAAGCTAAAGGCTGTCAGTCAGGTACCAGATAAGTTTCTACCTAGAACCTATGCCAACACGGCTCGAATTGCCATGCGTGGTTTCCCAGTAAGCGAGGTTCACCAGAACCGCATCTGGGAAAAGATTCAGGAAGTGGCAAACAAGCGCATCAAGTCAGATGACGATGATGAGCCTGTTGCCTCTCCTGTGATCAAGGTAGTCAAGCCCGTTAAACTGGCTTCTACCTACATCTTGTCTCTTGTAAATGATGAAATCGAAAATCTTATCACTGGCGAAGACAATAAGAACATGGCTCAAATTCTAATGCCATATAAGATGAATGATAAGCAGTATGCGGCTTGTGCTGATAAGCTCCAGCCTCTTCTGGCAGAATATTCAGAAGTTCTGGAACTTCGTCGGACAGATAGAAAGACTTTGACCGAAGAACAGATTGAGTTCATGGATTCTTTCCCGTTCCCTGGTATCACACTCATCAAGAAGATTGTCCAGCTTATCGAAGGTTATGTCAATGACCTCAAGAAGGCTTATGTTAGTAAGCAAGTTGCCAAGGTTCGCAGTAAGAAGCCCAAAGATAAAACTAAACTGGTACGGGCAGTCAAGTTCTTGGTAGAAGACCCTAAGTTCGGCAAGAGCGTTGACCCCATCAACCTTCTTAACTGTAGTGAAGTCTGGGCGTTCGATACAAAGACCCGCAAGATTTCCAAGTATTATAGTCCAGTCGGTGGTGGCATCACTGTAAAGGGTGCATCTCTCGTGGGTTATGATGAGGCCATGTCCAGTTGCAAATTGCTTCGAAAGCCAGAAGAACAGATTCCTGCATTTTCTGCGACCGCTAAAAAAGACTTGACAAAATGGTATTCTTCTGTTAAAAGTAAGAATGCGAATGTGCGCCCTCGACTCACGGCAACAACTTTAATTTTGAAAGTCTTTTAATGTCAGATAATGATAACATTACATATCTTCGACCTCGTTCGGCGCCGCCCACGAAAGAAGATTTGGAATCCTACAATTACTTTCTTGAAGGTGCTACCGAATATTCTGCATATCAGGACGCTGAGGCTTTTGCCCATGCTTGTCTGAATGGCATTTTGAGGGCCGTAGACAAGAAGTTGGGTAAGTTGAATGACAACTTTAACGGCGATTGTGCCGTTATTGCTGTTATGATTCAAGGCATGTATATGCGTCAAGCTGGCGTCCACTGTCCAGAAATAAATCTTCTGGATGACATTCGCGAAGTCTTAACTAAAAGCAAGGGTGAAAGCGAATGATTGTAGTAGATTTTAATCAAGTTGCAATTAGCAATATGATGGCAGAACTTGGTGGTCGCCGTGATGTAGAGGTCAATCTACCTCTGATACGCCACATGATTATCAATTCAATCCGTTCTTATAAGCGTAAGTTCGGACCAGAGTTTGGCGAGATTGTTATTGCATGTGATAATCGCCACTACTGGCGCCGTCAGTTCTTCCCTAACTACAAGGCTAATCGTAAGAAGAACCGCGCCGATAGTGGCTTTGATTGGAATTCCATCTTCGAAGCATTGCACCAGGTTCGTGCTGAATTGTCAGAACACTTTCCGTATCCTGTCATCGATGTTGACGGCGCAGAAGCAGATGATGTAATAGGTGTTTTGGCTGAATATAGTCAGACTTCGAATGTCGATGGCCTTCTGCCCAGTGCAGAGCCGTTTCTCGTTCTTTCTGGTGACCATGACTTCAATCAGTTACAGAAATGGTCCAACGTCAAGCAGTATGCTCCGGTTCAAAAGAAGTTTGTTAAGATAACAGAGACGCCTGCCGCTGTTCTTATGGAACACATTATCATGGGCGATAAGGGTGACGGTGTTCCTAACATCCTATCAGACGATGATACTTTTGTCACTGGTTCACGCCAGCGTCCCATGAAGAAAGATAAGGTTGCTCAGTGGAAGCACCAGAAGCCAGAAGACTTCATCACTAGCGATGAGATGTGGCGCAACTTTCAGCGCAACCGCGAACTGGTCGACCTGTCGCGTATTCCTGAAGACATCAAAAATGATGTTATAGATAGTTACGAGAAGCAGAAAGGTGGCGACCGCAGTGGTCTTCTAAACTACTTTATTGCAAATCGTATGAAGCAGATGATTGATTTGATCGATGAATTTTAATAGTTCCGATGAGCGAGTAGGCATCACAGCCAGTTGCTTTGACCTGTTTCACGCGGGTCACGTTCTTATGCTACAGGAAGCTAAAGAACAGTGTGACCGATTAGTTGTGGCGTTACAGACTGACCCAACGATTGACCGCCCAGAGAAGAACAAGCCCGTTCAATCTCTGGTAGAACGGTATATTCAGGTGCAAGCCTGTAGGTATGTGGACGATATCATTCCATATACGACGGAAGAAGACTTGCTAAATATACTACAATGTTATGACTGGGATGTTCGCATCATCGGCCAAGATTATTACGGTAAGCGGTTTACTGGTGACGAACTAGATATGGAAGTTTATTACAATAGTCGCAGGCACAGCTTTAGCACTACTGAATTGAGAAAGAGAATTAGCAATGGCAACAAGATTACAGCCGAAGAAGTTTAAGTATATCAATGAAGCCCTGGATTGGGTAACAGAGGTAAAGGACGTAGACGAATTGCGCGAACGAGTTCGGGCAGTCTCTCTTGGCAACTCTATTTTTATGCGTTTTCTAGCTTGGGGCGTAGGATATGAACAGGGGCCATACAATCTACCTGATGGTAAGACACCCATTAAGAATGAAGGACTACCATCTGGTATGTCTGACACCACTATCACCATGGAATTTAGACGGATCCTAACGCTTCTTCCTAACGGCAGCGCAGCAAATGTCGCTCAGTGGCGCCGCGAAGAAATCTGGATGCAGATTTGTCAAGGTGTTCATCCTGACGAACAAGTTCTTTTGGATGCGGCAAAAGATAAAACAATTCTTGATATTTATCCTGCTCTTGCCGATGTGCTAGATAGTTTTCTGACTGGTTGGAAAAAGCCCGAGGTTAAGAAGAAGAAGGTATCAAAAAAGTCAGAACCGCTCTCGGAATAATTCGTGATAAATTTGCTTTTATACGCGGGTTGCGCAAGAGCGGGAAGCACGTGGTTGTATGGGGAGTTAAACGGCCGTGGGGACTGTGACCTATCTAGCATAAAAGAATATTTTCTTTTTATGGATGGGTTCACTCTGAATCCTGATTTTGATAAATCCAATTTCTTTGATCATTATCAAAAACTGGCAGAAAATCCCGAAGTTAAACTTCTGGGTGAAATGTCGCCTTCCAATGGTTTTGCAACAATAGAACAACTTAAAGAGTTTGCACTGAAGGCAACCTTGTATGGATTCAATGTTCGCCCCGTAATTATTCTTCGAGATCCAATAAGTCAGAAAATTTCAGAAACAAAATTAGATGTAATCGCTAAGTTGTCTCTGGACTCCAACGAAAATATGTCTGATACATTTAGAAGATATCGACAAAATACTTCAAGCGATGTTCCTGTTACGTTAGATGATGTATTGAACATTCCTGTTCCATTTGAATACCGATTGTTAAACTGGGAAAAAACGATAGACAATTATCGTCAAGTCTTTGAAAATATTTTTATTGGATTTTATGAGACGCTGTTTACAGAAAATAGTATGATGGAATTATGTGAGTATTTGCAAATTCCTTATACTGATTTTAATTTTTCCAAAATAGCAAACAAATTATTAGATATAAACGAGTTTACAGACGAAGAGAAACAAATCATATACGATAATATTCCTCACTGTAAGCAAAATTATGAATATGCGGTAGAAAATTTCGGTAATGACTTCATCAAAAGTATCTGGTGGAGACCTAATAAATAGAAGTTCTCTCCACTATCTAGGGAAATACTTTGATGGGTCAAATACTGGAACATAAGCACCTAATCATCCGTGCCGAACTTAAAAATCCGCCTAAGTGCGCAGAAGCCATTCAAGACTGGATGAAACTTTTGGTTGATAAGATTGATATGAAGATTCTTATGGGTCCGTATGCCGTGTATTCTGATATGGTGGGCAATCAAGGTTTGACAGCGGTAACTATTATCGAAACAAGCCACATCGCCATGCATGTATGGGATGAAGTGAATCCTGCTTTGATGCAACTGGATGTCTATACTTGCTCAAAGCTGAATGTTGATGATGTATTTCTGGCTCTAAGTGATTTTATGCCGGTAAATGTTGAATTTAAATATATTGACCGCGAACATGACTTGACATTACTGGATAAAGGTGTTATAAGTGAGATACTTCCTCTTTAAACACAAAAGCGAAATCTGGTTAGTCAAGGACCCGGAACAGGTACCAAAACCCAGAGAACTGTTGCTACAAAACTCTAATATCGAATATATCAGAGAAAAAGCAGACAGTTTAAAAAAAGGGTTGACATTCAAGGATAAAGTTGCTAGAAAGAAGATACCAAATCTAACAACAGAGCATAAACGAAAGATTGCTCTAGCGTTAAGCGGTAGCAACAACCCCAACTGGGGTGGCTTGAAAGAAGAAACAAAGGCCAAAATTCGTCGCAAGATGCGAGGAACAAGGCGCAACGAAAACAATCCTATGTATGGTAGACGCCAATCATGGGAAACTCGCAATCTCATAGCGATGAAGGCGAGACATAGAAGACGAAAGTGGTGTGTCGACCCTAGTGGTAAAACGCATTTGGTAGACCCACTGACTTTCATACTACCATCTGGTTGGATGTGGGGAAGATTTTACGACCCATATCGACCAGAAGATTTTTGAAAATAAATTTTAAAAAGAACTTGACTTACACTAAAAAGTGTAGTAAAGTGTATAAATAGAGTTTCGGTTCTTTGACATTGTTAGATAAAGTTTGTGTCGGGAGGGCTTCGGCTCTCCCACATGACTTATTAGATGAGTGCATTGCTCGGTTCGATTCCGATGATGTTAGTTGCAAATGGCATGCGCTGGTCCAGTGCATTCTTCTAATAAGTTTTTGCCCTTATAGCTCAGTTGGTAGAGCAGTTGATTTGTAATCATCAGGTCCGGCGTTCGAGTCGTCGTGGGGGCACCATTTTTATTCCCTAATGGCGCAGCGGTAGCGCAGTTGACTGTTAATCAATTGGTCGGTGGTTCGAATCCATCTTAGGGAGCCAGTTTGACGCAGGGTGGAGCAGTGGTAGCTCGTCTGGCTCATAACCAGAAGGTCGTCGGTTCAAGTCCGACTCCTGCAACCAGATATCAGCCTCGACGGAGGCTGTAAGAAGTGTGACTGAATACTCTCCTGCCAGAGGGGATAAGGTAGACTCGGGGATTGGTCTCCTGCTTAACCAGCTAACGAGTCGTGGCGACGAAATAGATACATAGGTATTTGGCTAGTTGCTTGGTGGTATATCCGAATCCACCCACTTCGCTTTATGTTTTAAACAATGGAGATGTTATGCAGACTTTAACGAGAGATTTTATCTCGGACAATTATCAAAGCGTAGACATTAGTCCTCTTGCAACAGAATACCCCACACCAGATTCGATTAATAAAGATGAATTGGTCAAGAAGATTGACCATTGGAAGTATGTTTTAACTGAAACATGCGGCGCCAAAAAAGGCGATAGGATTCTTATCGGACTACTAGTGGTAGATAGTGACTATCTTGCCCTTTGTTTTGCCAGTTTCGAGTTGTCCTTGGTAGTTACTATTGCGGATCAACTGCCAGCATATCTGGCTAGTGATAAGGTAAATCCTAAAGTTAAGTTACTGTCGCCTATCAACATCTATATTCATGATGCTGCCGGTTATTCATATTCTAAATCCGCGTGGTTCATAGACTATTGCAATAAATCATTTAGCATTGAGGATTTGCGTCTTATTACAGTTGACAATCAAAAAAGATTTGATGAAATCTCTGTAATTCGGCCGCACCCAGACGATACTTTAATGATATGCACCAGCAGCGGTACCACAAATACTCCGAAGCTACTTACACATACACATAGATTTTTCTATGAATTGTGTAAGAGAAATTCGTCGAGATTTTCGGGTAACGTTCTGCATAGCAGAAACCTTAATCACGGTAGTAGTTTGAGTGTGTTTTTCTTACCTTCGTTGCATAGCGATGCGGTAAAGAACCACTATCTTATGTCACACCGCGCGGAAATTCTTGATAACTTAGTCCTGACTTTGAAGGACCAAGATATCAATCATGCCACTTTATCATATAGGGATCTTTCCGATAAGTTTTTTACTTCGTTGGAAAATCACGGCGTAAAATATCCAAATATGCGTTTGGATCTTCTGTCTTACATTCCATATGATTATACGAAATATGTGAAAGAAGGTTATGTTGAAAGCATAGAAAGTGTTTTTGGTTGCAATGAAACTGCTGGACCACTTCTGTTGTCCAGATTAACCGCGGTTAATGCCGATACTTTTGATAACACCGAGTTTTTTAAACCAGATGCTTTCTATGGCGTTTCTTTCGATGAAGAAGGCGGTCTCTTAGTTCACATGCCCGTTTATGATAAGACGGTAGCTACGAATGATAAGTTCGTGAAGGTAAAAGCCCACTGGCATGAGTATAAACATACCGGGCGCACCGATGTCATTCGTATCAATGATACTACAGTAGACTTGCCATTCCTTGAAAATATTTCTGCTAAATATGATAACAACGTTTCTGTTGTTATAGATATTATCGAAAACCAAATCTATCTAGCAATCAACTCGTCTTATGATAAAGATATAAACGAATTAGTTATGGAAATAGATGCTGCAATTCTCTTTCATCACGGAACCAATCTAGTTCGTATAGATAAGTTTGCAATTCTGGATTTCAAAGATTACTATTTTGGAGTCAAGTTAGATAAAGAATTAATGAGGGAATTTTTTAGATGTTTAGAGAACACTTAGAAAAAAGCAAAGAAACTTATTTAAGCCATTTTGTTTTTGCAAATTCGGCTGGACTGAGATTACTTTGGGCAGCATTAGCAAGTTTCATACATGGATTTTTTCCTAATCTGTTGCCTGGTACGGCCGCAAAAACTATAATTGATCTGTACCATAAACGATTGGTAAATCATCCAAACAAAGAATACCAAAAATATATTAACTCTTATAAAAAATAATAAGTTTTGGGGAATTAGCTCAGTTGGTAGAGCGCCAGCTTTGCAAGCTGGATGTCAACGGTTCGAACCCGTTATTCTCCACCAAGTTAGACCACCTCTGCTGAACCCGCGAAGGGGTAGAGATACTGTTGCAACAGTATTCTTTATCTGGGAAGATCGAAGCGCCCGGACGTAATTCGATCAAGGCACACTGCAGGTGGTCGCTCTTTTTGCGCCTATGGTGGAATTGGTAGACACGCTGGTTTTAGGTACCAGTGCGAAAGCGTGGGGGTTCGAGTCCCTCTAGGCGTACCACTATTACGCTCCTGTAGCTCAGTTGGTAGAGCAGTGGTTTGAAGAACCACGTGTCAGCGGTTCGAATCCGTTCGGGAGCACCATTTTTGGGTCGGTAAAGCTAGTGGCTCTAGCAGCGAGACTGTAAATCTCGTCCGTCTTCGGGGGAGGATCGATACCTCACTGGCCCACCAATATAAGGCTCGGTAGTTCAATTGGTTAGAGCACCAGCCTGTCACGCTGGAAGTTGCGGGTTCAAGTCCCGTCCGAGTCGCCAATGTTATAAATAGCGATAGAGATACCCATTGTTGGAGAAAATTTATGTCTTATGTTGTAAAATGTACCTTGGTTCAAGTTAATCACATTGACCATTCACCCGAGGCAAAAAAGAGTCGAAATGATGATTGGAAAAGCAGAACTGGCTTCATCGGCCTAAAAGGCGGCATGACCACATATTTTCTATTCGACACGGCAGAAAATGCCTATGCTTTTGCAGAAAGTCATCGGGCAGATCCTCTTGTAATCGGTGGTCAACCGACTACCACCGTAATGCCTCTAGAAGATGCTGATGGCTTAGCGGTCAGCGATTTCTATGTTCCCGACAATTAATACATAAAAGAGCAGGAAAAAAGCAATGGCATATATCGCTAAATTTTTTGTTAATAATGCTAACCATTACAACTCTCTAGCAGGTAACGATCTGGCTGAAAAGTTCGATAGTCTAATTGATGATACTGATTTTCTAGGTGTAAAGCCTGGAAATCCTCTCTGCACTTTGTATTCTACGCAGGCAGCGGCACAGGCTTGTGTTGCAAGAGAGCTTGCAGATTCCAGAATAACATTCATCGATGAAGCAGAAGTTGTAACTCTTGAATCAGAAGGTCTAGACCAAGATGATTTCTATGATGTGCAAACTGTCATAGCTATTAGAGCCAGCATTTAGATAAATGCGACTGTTCTCCTGGGTGAGGACTCAGCCTTCCAAGCTGACGGAGTGGGTTCGAATCCCATCGGTCGCTCCAAGTTTGCCCAAGTATCCCTCTCCGCTACGAACGGAGCCAAAGGTAACTGGAAGTAAGATGTAGGTTCGAATCCTATCTTGGGCTCCAGAATTATCACGAATGTTAGATGCGCGATAATTTCATATAACAACCAAGGAATTAATTATGAATATCAAGACTTTTATGGTTCTCGCAGTTGCCGCTCTTACTGCCGCTTGCGCTCCTACCGCGGAAACACCATCTGTATCGGAAGCTGCTGGCCCAGCGGCTGATGCTGCACTTGCTACAGCAAATGCAACAGAAACTGTAGAAGTTGTTGCGTCGGAAGCAACTCCACAAGCAGATTCAAAGTAACTAAAGTTTCTGGGATTAGCGCAGCCTGGTAGCGCACCTGCTTTGGGAGCAGGGGGTCGTAGGTTCGAATCCTACATTCCAGACCATTTTTTTGTTGGTGTAGTGAAATGGTATCATTACGGTCTCCAAAACCGTCGTTCCGGGTTCGAATCCCGGCACCTTCGCCATTTATAAACAGGTGACGCATGTATGATGAGGCAAGAGAAGCAATTCTAAACTCCAGTGAAACGTCATCTGTTTATATAGGTGCTGATTCTATTAGATTCAAAAAGCGTAGCGGTGAGTGGTACGCCAAGTATTCCACCGTCATTATTCTTCACATGGATTCTAAGCATGGCGGTAAAATATTTTCTAGAAACGTAGAAATGCGTGACTTTGGTAACTTACGTCAACGTCTGATTACCGAAGCAGGATTTGCCATCGAAGCAGCAACTGAAATTGTTGATGTAATTGGCAATCGGCATCTAGAAATCCACCTTGATATCAATCCAGATCCCAAGCATAAATCTAACATTGCTGTTAAAGAAGCATTGGGGTATGTTAAGGGAACAACAGGGATTGATGCTAAAATCAAACCCGATTCGTTTGCGGCAACACATGCTGCCGACCATGTAGTGAGGCACTAAATGCTAATACACTATTATTTGCCCATTCATACTGTGATAAAAGATATGATACCAGATGTCGATGAACGAAAGGTATTAGATTTTGGTTGCAACTATGGTATATTTCTAGAAACTTCTAACGGATCTTTTCCTCAAGAAAATTATACTGGCATTGATATCTGTGAGGATGCAATTGAAACAGGAAGACGTATGTTTCCTGGTGCAAACTTCATCCATTATGACGGATTTAATCCAGAATATAATCCTGGAGGAAAAGAACAACTTCCAGTAATAGAAGAAAAGTATGATTTAATCATAGCGCATAGTGTCTTCACACATACTTCAAAAGAAG